CGCAGGATTTCAGCGCCCCATTTTGGAGCGATTGGAACGAATTTGGCCGATTTGGACTCGTGGCGCTGCTCTTGAGTGAAGCTATTCACAGGTGTCTCACTTTGAGTCGCGACGAGGGGTTGGCCGGACTGATTTAATAGTGCCATGGTAATGTCTCCTTTTGATCCATGCGTTATGCATTGGATACACTAACCTATTGCACGGAATAGGCCAACGTAACCCATTGAAATCACACGTTATCCCTATATGAGAAACGTCGAACTATTGGGCACTAATTGAGTAAATCGGTCAATAGCTTAGTCAATACATGCACTTATGCAGATTGACGAACTATTGGTCAATGTCTAAGACGTCAACACCCAATGTCTCATAATGGGAATCTGCATCTGTCACGTCTCACTATGCTACGTTGGCCTAAGTCTTGCAAGGGGGAAGTTGGCATGGCTAGTCTCATTTGACATACCAGACTGAGGCGTCTAGAGCTTTGACACGTCTTAACTTACTGAATCAATTGAGCATTATCACTCTGAGGCGTATCTCGGGGTCTGGCATATGGATTGCATCTAGCCCTGTAGATAATTTACCTGCTGTGCGGACTAGAAAATTTCCAAAAAAATTCTACCATATTTAACTGCGTGTGTCTGTGTCATCTGATGCAATCTTCCTTGTATGAAAAAGAAACTGCCGTCTCAGCCCGATCACAAAGTCTGCCTAACCTGTCTAAATGAGTTCCCAGCAACCACAGATCATTTTCAGGTCTCAAATCGCGTACAATGCGGCCTATCTCCACACTGCAAGGGCTGTACGAAGAAAGTATCGGACAAGCGCCCCAAAACCAATAGGAGGGAATACCGCAAACAATATTACGAAACCAATAAGAAGGTGCTCAATCAGAAGGCTGTTAAAAAGCGCGTGGACAATCCACAGGTCAGGGCGGTCTACAACGTGGGCAAATGGACTTGGCAATTCATGAAGTCTAAATCCTGTAGATATTCCAAGACCCTTGGTTGTACGAGCGTCACCTTGATCGCCCATCTAGAAGCCCAGTTTGATTCTAGAATGACCTGGGAGACTTACGGCCATGGTCCCGCCACCTGGCAGATAGATCACATTAAAAGTCTGGCCTTGGCCTATCTAGAAGGTCCAGAAAGTTTTGCCGCAGCTTGTCGATTTGAGAATTTGCGCCCGCTATGGTGGGAAGACCACATTGTTAAGACTAATAACGACATTCGTCTCATACGCGAAAAGAAGTCTGTAAAAAGTACTTGACCTGCATAACCCATGTGGTATTCTGAAAACAGTAGAAAGGGTGCCAAATGAAACAACCTAAAACGCTGTCTTGTTCATATTGTAAAAAGGAATGTAAGGTAGATCAAACATGACCCTGCAAGAAGTACTGCTCCAAACTAGGCACAATCCTAAGCTAGTCTTCGCGCGCGAGTTACATGGTGAAAATGGAAAATGGCGCGTTGTTGACACGTATCGAGAAAACTCCAAAGGACGCATAAACTGGTCCAATAAGTACGATGCTTATGTCTCCCTGTCGTTTCACTGCGATTCGCTTCGCGCTACCGACTGGGTGTTTATTACAGAGGGTCAGATTGTATGAGCGATATTGATAAAAGGGCTGCCCTTTTCGAGTACTTCAAAACGACCAATGCGCCCAAATGGGCGTCGGACGGTGCAAGGCTTTTTAAGACCCTTGCCGAATGCCCTGATGCTAAGATTGATCAAATGCACGCGCGTATGTTACAATTTCAGAAACGAGCCCTGGCTCTCAAAATAAAGAGGGAGACTCCCATGTATAAACGCTGGAAAATGCCACTAGCCATGCTCATCGTTTGGGGCGGTATGGGGTTTCTTAACGCTCAGTCTGGTGATAGCCTTGGGTCATGCATGCTGTGCGCCTTTATCGCGGGAAGCTACTTCCAAGAACTCATAGACAATGCGATCCACAACTACGTCGAACACAAACATAAGGCACCAAATGACATTACGTGAAGTCAGGAAATCAGTCATTATCTGCGGCGGTCTGGGAGCTTCCCTGTATCTCTATATGAACAACGACCCTCATTCCAGCCAGCTTATGTGGGCGACGCTGGGGATATGGTTTTTCTTTTTATGAAAAAGGCTAAATTCTCCTACAAATACACCGACAAGAACGACGGCGAGAAGATCAAGACGACCGTGAAAGTTATGGTGTCCGATCTGACAAAGGATCTGGGTCAGAAATTCGTCTTCGTCGATACCAAGCACGTCGAGTCCCAAAGGTCAGTCAGTCAGGAAATTTCATTGCCCTTAAATGCTGTGAAAAAGCTTATCAAGGCTCTGAAAAAGGTGAGCCGGTGAAGCTAAGTGACAGGTTAGTCTAATGTGTCGTTGCGGTCATCATCCCAAAGCGTTCTTAAACACAGCGCCAAGTCTGTCGCAAATGTCGACCCATGACATGATGGATCTGCTTGAGAAGATGGGGCACAAGTCTTGTGAGATTCGCGATGACGGCACAGGCAGAGTCAATGTAATCACTAGCGAAGCCCTGACTCGTCACCAGCAAGAGCAAATCGAAGCCTCAGCGCCTGCGGGCATTAGAGTACTTTTTACAACTAAGGTAAAAGCTCAGTTGCCGATTCCAAAGCATCTTGAGAGATGGGCGCGCGAGACCGCAAAGGAATTGAAGAAGTTATGAAAGACGTCGTCTGGATCATGCAGAAAAATTTGACCTCAGAGGTTCACCGCTGGGAAATGGCGCTCCTTGAGAACAAGTCTTCGTTCCGCATGATCGAGATCGTTCCCTTTTCCGACGACCTCCCAGACGTCGAGATCACCCCAGGTGCAAACACGGTTTGCCACGGCACGACAAGTCTGATCAAGAATGCTCATAAGAAAGGCTGGGGCGTTTTCTTTAATCCTGACAATTTCCGGCCAGGTCTGTGGAAACAGAAGTACGGACGTAACTTCCTCAACTACGACGGCTGCGTCCAAAAGATGTGCGAATTATCCCTACCAGGGATAGCGGACAAAGACGGCCTCACTTTCGTTAGGCCTAACGGGGATTTCAAAGACTTTTCAGGTTCGGTTGTTGATTACTACGGCTGGGAGAAATTTCTTAAGTCTGTACAAGAAGGCGGCTACACTTTTGACGATCAGCTGGAAGTCTATGCTGCACCGTGCAAGTCGCTGTTCGAAGAATATCGCATGTTCGTCGTTGACGGCAAGGTCGTCTCTTCATCCAAATATCGCCTTCGCACAATCCTCGACAAGAAGCCAAACGCGCCCGCAGAGATTGTAGATTTTGCAAATCGTATGGCCCAGATATGGAGTCCAGAAAAAGCTTACGTTATGGACATTTGCAAGACTGACGGCGGAGAGCTAAAGCTTCTCGAACTGAATTGTTTCAATGCGTCAGGCATTTATGCCGCGCCAGTCCTCCCCATCATTCAGGCAGTCGAAGCACTATTCTGAAATAATTACGCATTGCGCTACCAAAAATCTTTTGTACCCCTTTATGCGCTACGCGCACCTCGCTGCGCTCGACTTACATGATATAACCTCTGAACAATAACGGCACATCGCCTAGAGGATATTATGGAACAACGAGAAAGGTCTCTTTCGGAAGAAGTTGAGGCATTAGAGAAAGCTATTGAAGCAAGCAAAAAAGAGCACAAGGGCGCAACGCTCATGGTCGACGATCTGATGGAATTGGCTGGAAAGTATTTGAGCGATGCAGCAAAAAAAGCCTTATCCAAGAAGGGCAAGAATCTGATCGAATCCTATAACGAGCAAGTTGGCAAAAGCACTAGCCAGGACGGCATGGAGCAGAGCGAGTACATACAAAAGCATGCGATTTGCCAGTACCACGCGGTTTGTGTCAGAGTGGACAAGATCGAAGATGGCGTTAAGGCCATTTCAGAATCAATGAACGAATTGGCGGCAATGGGAGCTATCCATTCTTGCTTGGCACCAGTTTCTTCAATCAAATTGGTTCAGATGCCATTTGAAATGGACAAATGCGCTGTATTTTGTTTTGCGCATATCAAGCCCGAATTTGCAGAAGTGGCTAAGAACGTTAAGTATCGCACACTGGAAGGCGGAGTTGGAGAAAATCTTCATAGCTTCGATATCGAGCTTCCACCTGGGGAGTTTTTGGCGGAATGTCGCTTGACTCATCAACTCGCTATGATGGCACCAGCCAAAAGTAAAGAGTCTAGGATTTTCGATCAGGTTAAAGAGTTTTTGAAGTTTTTACCCGAAGGCACAGAATTTCTTGGCTACCGTTCGACCGCTATCATGGATCTTTCGATGCCATTCGAATTGAAATTTCGTAATCCATTACTACAAAAAGTGAAGCGTGTGGAGCTTGAGTATGTTCGAGAGGTTGCTTTGGCCAAAGAGGGCGAGAACGAAACCCTGAAGCAGTTCAATTTGGTTCTGGGAATTCGTTATCTTGGTGTCAGATATGATTCTAAGGATGGGAAGATTGAAGACCTGTATAGCTACAGGAGAGATTAGACTGGACCTTCAGGATTATCAGGTGGAGAGAACGATCTCCACGATACCGTCATGCGCGCTGGATTCGTGATGTTGTACTTTGTGATTGTCATGAGCCAGTATTGGGTCCAGTTGTATCCAAAGAAATTTGACGGGTTGTTGATGATGCTTGGAAGCGTCTCACCATTTTGGTTGGCATAGTCTGGGAAATAAACGTTGTATCCAAGGTTCGTGTAGTACGTGTAGACGTCGATAATGCTGACGTTCAGATTGGTCAGTGCAGTAACCGTAAATTGACCTTGGGCGCAAGCCTCGGTAATTTGGGCATCAACGTTGGCAATAAACTCTGCGTCGCCAGCCGCGAGCTTAGCATCTAAAGCGGCCATTGAATTTGCGTGTGCCGTATCTCTATCAATTGACATAATCATTACTCCAGTAAAATGTCGCCAGAGCCATCTTCAAGCTCGAAGAAATCTCCGTTCTCAAGAAGCAAGGCGTCTGCGACTGGCGTAGGCGGCAGGGCTCCAGTGGGCCACGAAACCGTTAGTCTGGTAGGACTTTTTGCACCATATAGGCGAATTTTGTCGGCCCAGAAATCAACCCAATGCCATCCAAAAAGATCGGCTGGCTGATTGTATAGGCCAGGCCAAACACCGGCATGTTGGTTCGCATAATCTGGAAAATAGACAGAATAGCCAAGGTTCGTGAAATAGAGATAGAGGAACACAATGTCGGTGTTTTTGTTGGCGTGTGCCGTGACCGAAGTTTTGCCTAATTTGTCAGCTGTCGTGATTTGGGTGTTCACGCTGGCGATGAATACGGCGTCTGCTGCGCTTTGTTTCGCGGCCAGACTAGCAATTGCAGCGGCGTGAGCCTTGTTTCTATCTATTGACATACCCATAAGATTGCCCTTGACAAGACCCTTTGTATTTGTTACATTGGGGTATGGATAACAATATCAAAGACTTATCTAAATTCATCAGCCGAAGCCCCACGCCCACCAGACCAATGACTGTCGAAGTCATTGATTTTAATGGCAAAGTCAAGAGTACGTTCCTAGCCCCTGCTGGATTTCAGTTGGATAGGTACGTAGACGCCCTATACCCTGAAAACGAGTTTATGCTATACGCAACCCACGAGGAAATCAATGTTTCTGTCTTTGTGGACGAGAAAATCACAGAAATATACAAAGGAACGTACAAATGATCATTCCACTTATCGCTGGCGCTCTGTTTTGCGCGTCGCCAAAGCTAGAAAACAAGACCGATAAATGGGTCCAGCAGGACCAGGAAGCGCTGCTTTCCGTTCGAAAAGACGGTTGCAAGCAACGCAATCCAAACGAGCCGTGCCTGTACATTTTCATCAAAAATGCTGAGAGTGATTATTCTGCAGCCTGCGGTCCAGAACAGAGACGCAAGGACGACTAGTGCGAATTATTTCCAAGTTCCGAGACTATTACGATGGCGTGATGAAAACCGGCATGGACCGTGAAGTCGTATACGTGCGCGAGAAAATCGTAAGCTTAATCGACGACAAGTACGACGTGTGTAGTCGCGCATCCACGTATGCCAGCTGTAGTCTTTTCTATCTTGGCTTCTGCGGAGAAATCCACAAGGTTTACAGGATCAAGTACGACAAGGGTCCTACGATGCATTTCTATCTGTACGAGGACTTTAAGGAACAGGCATTGGCGACTGGTGCCGCAAGCCAATACGAATTTGGCCGACGTTGGTGGAAGGGATCATTCGATAAGTTCGCAGATTTTGATACGGCTCCACTAAAGGAATTTTTTCACAAATACCAGACGCCCATTTTCCTGGTGAAATTTTCTGAAGAAAAACATAAGTGTAAACTGATACTTAATCCAAATCTGAAAGAAATAGGATTTCAGCGCATCAGGGATTCTTACACGACGTATCAGGACATTTTCCAATTCGTCGCGGGAGTCCTGAATCACCCAGAAAACAAAATGGTTAAGATTTCTGATGCCGATAAAATATCCAAACACGGATTTGATAAGTGGAGTTTTCGCCAAAAGGGACCTAAGAAGTGATAAAGGGATTTAATAAATATTCTTTTGAAGATTGCCTGGAAAAAGCGCTACTGTGTTCATCCAAAATGGAATTCTACAGAAAATTTAGTAGTTTTTACCATTATGCTTTTCGTCGTGGATTCTTGTCCGAATTGTGGGATCATGCCAATATAAAATCCAAACATAGAGACTGGAACATGGACGAAATTAAGCAGGAGGCATCACAATATGTGCATCGTGGGGATTTTTTAAAAAAATCCCCTAAAGCTTTTGCCATAGCTAAAAAAAGAAAGATCCTAGATATAGTCTGTGCTCATATGATTCCAAATGCTGGACTAGAACGTAGAGCGCTGTACGCCTACGAGTATTCCGATAGGTCGGTTTATGTTGGTCTTACCTACAATTATGAAAAAAGACACGCCCAGCATAAAACCAACTCGTTTTTGGTCGACAAAAGATCGAAATGTAGCGAGAACTATGTCAGATTTGATGTGTGGTATCCAATGCAAATTGCTGGATCTAAAGAGAAAGATTTAATAGAAATTTACAGGAATTCTGGATGGACTATTTTGAATAAAAATCGTGCTGGAGGCTTGGGAGCCAAAGTTAATCTATGGACAAATGAAAGATTGGCTGAAGAAGCCGGTAAATACAAATACAGAAATGATTTTAGGCTCGGGTCGGCTTCGGCGTATACCGTCGCCCATAAAAGAGGCATTATAGATCAGATATGTGCTCACATGACGAGAAAGCCGCTTATAAGTATTTGGACTTTTGAAAAAGCACTAGCGATGGCTAGCAAATACTCTTTTCGATCCGATTTTCACGACCATGACGGCGGAGCATACGCTTACGCCTTTAAGGCTGGCATTCTTGATGAAATTTGCGCTCATATGAAATATAAGATCGTAGAGAAGAAGAGGGCGTGATATACTCTAGAGTGGGGCTTTAGCTCAGTTGGTAGAGCGCCTGCTTTGCAAGCAGGAGGTCGCAGGTTCGAACCCTGTAAGCTCCACCACTTTATTTGTAAGTTTTATTGACAGTGTAGTTTCTTTATGATACATTTTGCATATAGGAGATTTTAAATGGAAACACAAACAACTTTGCCGGTTGGCGCTTCGCTCCCCAACGTTAAGGTAGAAACTCTAGTGCTGGACGTGTCACAGCTGCCCACAATGGCGGAAGTCGAACGCAAGTACCTAGAAGCCGTTCTGTCTCAAACTGGTGGCAACAAAGTGAAAACTGCGAAAATACTAGGGTTTAGCGTAAAAACGATCTACAATAAGTTGGATGGGTACAAAGCAAATGAGCCTCAAACTTTACGTGATAGTTCGTCGGGATCTTAGTTCGTCCCACCAAGCGGTTCAGGCTGGCCACGCCCTGGCGCAATTGCTTTTGACCCACAAGGTCGGATGGAAGAACGGTACGCTCATTTATCTGAGCGTCAAAGACGAGGAAACTCTTAGAAAAGTTTTCGAGAAGCTTCCTTGCAAAAAGAAAGCATTCTTTGAAGAACCCTATTGGCAGAATCAAATGACCGCCATCGCAGCATACGGGATCAAGCTTCCGCATTATCTAAGAAAGTTCTCGTTGTTATGAAATGGACGATGACTGAAGTTGTTTTTTCTGGGAATAAAGTAAGGGTGTACGTAAACAGCGACAACTCCAGAGCGATTGTGTTCCCTCCATTTGGAAAATATTTCAGTCTCCATAGCGCGTCTGCCCTAGATTTTGCAGTCTCCTTCATCTTCTTCACTTCAAACAATATAAGCTACATTCAGTATCTCTCATCACAGGAAGACACGAGCGTCATCTTTCAAGAAGCGGCATAATGGACGACCTTCTTCTACTTCAAATTTTCCTAATGATTTACAACGTAAACCCGCAGACTTACTTGGTTGGTGGGTGCGTGCGCGATATGCTTCTTAAAAAGAAGCCGAAGGACTACGACATTGTCACGGAAGCAAACATAGAAGAATTGCGTCCAACGCTCATCGAGAATGGTTGGCAGGTTGACGCAGTGGGAGAGAATTTCCTTGTCTACGCAGTATCAAAGAATCACCAGCAGTTCGAGATTGCAAACTTCCGCAAGGAATCAGGATTTACAGATGGACGAAGACCAGACAAAGTTGAAATTGGGACTCTACGAGAGGATGCTCTACGCAGGGATTTTACTATCAATTCTATTTATTACAACCCCATCACAGCCGTATTTATCGATCCCAATAACGGTCGCAAGGATATTGAAAGTCGAACTCTTAAATTTGTGGGAAAGCCTCACGACCGCATTAAAGAGGATTATCTGAGGGTGTTCCGATTCTTCAGATTCCTGTCGAAACTTGGATTCGAGCCCGACATTCGATCACTTAAAGCTTGCCGCGAGATGTTTAATGAGGCATACTCCAAGACAAACCCAGAGCGCGTGCGTATGGAAATCGAGAGGATGAGTTTATGAAATTTTTATTAACCGCCCTTATGTTTTTGGTAATAGGGTGCGATAGAAAAGAAATTCACTATGAGCAGAGTACTATTGGGGTTAAAACGGACTGTAAGGGCGATGAGAGGCAGGGCTTTTATTGCAAATATACGAATTCCAAAGGAAAGTCTGTATGTGCAAAGAGCGGCGATTCTGGCTTCAATGTTCCTTGTGAATTTTATGAGGATTTATGACAATCAAAGATCACGTAAAAGGTACCGTGAAATTTCAGTATTATCGTGACGGCATGCTTTTTTACGAAACGTCTGACACTAAATTTTTATTCCCGGTGCCAATCGAAGATATTGGCCACGCAACTTTTATGGCCGAAGACAAGGCTATGCTATTCATGCGATACATTCGCAAATTCATGGAGATCACAAAGAAATGAAATTTTTTTCTAGCGACGAACACTTTTGGCACAACAACGTAATCAAGTATTGCACTCGACCATATGCGACCGTAGAAGAAATGAATGAGGACATGGTTAATAAATGGAACGAGGTTGTAAAACCAGAAGACGAGGCCTACTGTCTCGGAGATTGGTCTTTGGCATTTCGCGGCGTAGAACTGTATCCGCACAGGATGAACGGCACGAAATACTTGGTTCCTGGCAATCACGACTTTTGTCATTCTTACCACAAGAAAAGCAGGAACGCAGAAGCTAGAGAAAAGTGGGCTCAAAAATATCGTGACAACGGCTTCATTGTTTTGCCAGAGCAAACGACTCTTGACTTAAAGGACGTCGGCATTGTCAATATGTGTCATCATCCATACACGGACGAGAATAGTCATGGAACTGCTGGATACCAGGATAAGTACGCCAAGTGGAGGCCTGCAGACGACGGCAAAGTATTGCTGTGTGGACATATACACGAGAAGTGGCACGTCAAGAAGTCCTCGAAGGGCTCCTTGATGATCAATGTTGGTGTGGACGTGAACGGATTTTGCCCAATCAGTGAAGACCAAATTGTAAGTATTATAAAGGAAAAAAATGGATAAAATTACGCCTGAACAGCAGAAGCAACTCAACAAACTTGGAGTTAAAATGCTTGCTAAGAGTTTTTGGACCGGAATGCACCACGCGCTCATGGCAATCGCAATGAATATTGTTTTGCTTATGGGCGTAGTCGCTCTTGGCGGCGACAAATCTATACTGATGGTGGGCGCAGTAGTGATAGGGTTTTTCACATTCCGAAGGATGCACTCGATTGTCGCGCAAGATTCTGTGAAATTTCACGAAGAGGCTAAAAAAATCATAAAAAGCGGTGACGAAAATGCCTAAGAGGATTGTGTTTCTGGATATGGACGGCGTAATGGCAGATTTCGACGCAGCCATCGTAAATCACATCAACGACCCGCCCGAAATGTTCGTTCCTGGATTTTTCCGAAATCTTGCCGTCATGGACGGCGCTAAAGAGGCTGTCAAAATCCTACTTGCCAACAAGAAACTCGACGTCTACATTGGATCGAAGATGACCAGCAAGGCTCCGAATTGCGCCACCGAAAAGATGCTGTGGATTGCAGAACATTTCCCAGAGCTTAAACGCAATATGGTCCTGGTGTGCGACAAGATGCTTTTACGCGGCCACGTTCTGGTCGACGACGATATGGCGCGCTGGGGCCAAAAGTTTCATGGACAGTTTATTCATTTTGATCGCCGAAATCCTAGGAAAGCTTGGGCAGCGGTGGTTAAGGAACTTTGCAAATGAAGGTAATTTTTTTAGACTTTGACGGCGTATTGAATTCTCAGACCTCGTTCCTGTACGAGAGCGATAGAAGGAAGAAGCATAAAGAGCAGGGAGTCAAGGGTCCAGTAAACGAGACTCTTTCGCCCCATTGTTGTGCGGCATTCCAGCACGTACTTAACCAATATCCAGATGTTAAAATCGTGATCTCGTCAACTTGGCGCGAACTATTTTCGCTTGATTGGCTCAGGGAAAAACTTGCGTCTTACCACATTGATTCCTCGCGCGTGATCGATAGAACTCCGAAGGATCATGGAAGCGGTAATCGCGGTTACGAGATCGCGTGGTGGCTGAATGAACATCCTGAAGTTACACATTACGCAGTCATCGACGACAATACCTGGGGCATTCCAGAAGTACACGGCAGGGATCGTTTCGTGCAAACAGACTGGGATCGCGGTATGGGCATTAGCCATGCTGTCGAATTGATTGATAAATTGTCTTCCTTCAACCAGAAGAAAGTCGCAGAAAGACTGGAAGCAGAAAAGCTTGCCAAAGAAGAATTCAACAAGCTGCCCAAGCCCAAACTCGACGATAATTTCTAAGCGTGAAAAGACCTCAACTCAACCGAAGGGCGTTTAGAAGATCCATATTAGCAGCGACTTCTCGACTGATCGGTGTTGGCTTGGGAGCGGGCGCAGGAGATATGATTCATAAAATGATCGGCGGCGGATTCAATGGATGGTCCACGGCAGTTGTTTTGGCTGCTATAAGTTTCTTTTTGATGGCAGTCGCAGAATATGAGCGCGAAAACGATTGACTTAATGTCAAGGGTATTGTAGTCTGTTCATATGGATTTAATCGAAAGACTAGTCTCAAAAGGCCTCATCAAACCGCCGCCATACGTTCAGGGCGGCACCCAATATCTTACTGTGATGGGATCTCAGGCCTATGCCGTCGCAAATAGCGACTCTGATATGGACGTGTACGGCTTCTGCATTCCTTCAAAGGACATGATCTTCCCGCATTTGCGCGGCGAGATTCCTGGTTTCGGCCAGCAGATTCAGCGCTTTGAGCAATTCCAGCAGCATCATGTTATCGAGAAAGATCGCAATAAAGAGTACGACTTTCAGATCTACAACATCGTAAAATACTTCCAGTTAACAATGGGCTGCAATCCAAATATGATTGACTCATTATTCACGGACGAAACATGCGTTCTTAAGGCGACAAAGATCGCCCAGCATGTACGGGACAATCGTAAGAAGTTCCTGCACAAGGGCGCGTGGCACACTTTCAAGGGCTACGCCTATTCGCAAATGCATAAAATGCGAATCAAAGAGGCCAATCCTGAAGGTACGCGCTTCGAAATGATTCAGAAGTATGGGTACGACGTCAAGTTCGCTTACCACGTTGTCCGCCTACTGAATGAAGTCGAAATGATCCTCACGGAGCATGACTTGGACCTTCGCAGGAACAATGAGCAACTGAAAGAGATTCGCGCGGGCCAGTGGACGATTGAACAAATCGAGCAGTATTTTCATATGAAGGAAAAGACCCTAGAGGAGACTTACACAAAGTCGACTCTGCAATATAAGCCTGATGAGCCAGTCATCAAAAAACTTTTGTTAGAAGTCCTTGAGGAGCATTTCGGCACTCTCCAGGGAATGGTAGAAACCGCCGATCATTATAAGGATATGCTGCGTCAAATCCAGCAGATTGTGAGCAAGGTATGAAACTAGGAATGTTATTATCGTTACTGGCCAACATTGGGTTGGTCATATCGTTAGCCGTCGTGTCCAGAAATACGAACAGAAAAATCAACGAAGCAGTTGAAAAAGCCACTCTGGAAGACATTAAAGATTGTGGACAGGCGATCAAGACCGTAGTCAAGATTGGCTATCTTGGTGGATGCATGAATACAATTTCTGAAGTAAAACATGTGGAACAGGGCGATCCTTTGATTCCGGTATACCAGGATTATTGCATGCAAGGTGCAAAAGCCATGGCGGACAAAGTTGAATTGAAGTAATGAAGTTCTACACAGGCATAGGGTCCAGAAATACCCCTGTCAGTGAGCAAGAGAAGATCACAAAGATAGCTGCCTACCTGGAAGCTGTCGGATTCGTATTACGCTCTGGCGGCGCTGATGGCGCTGATTCTGCATTCGAGCGCGGCGTAAAAAATACCGAAAATAAAGTCATTTTAAGACCAAAGCACTCAACTTCTGAAGCTGAAAAAATAGCGTCTCAGATTCATCCAATGTGGTCAGCTTGTAACGAATATGCTAGAAAACTGCATGGCCGTAATGTACAGTTGATATTGGGTGAGAAGCTCGATCAGCCCTCAGAGTTCATTGTAGCGTGGACATATGATGGCAAGAATCGCGGCGGAACACGAACAGGTCTTGTTTTAGCTCAAGAGCGTGGAATTCCTACGTTTAACTTGGCCGACAGACAGGATTGTACGAAACTTGGCACATTTTTATTCCAAATGAGGCAAAAGAAATGAAACAACTCACAATGCTCGTTGGCCCTCCTGGTTCTGGTAAGTCAACAATGGCAAAAAATCTCTTGGAAAATGATGGTGACCATGGCGCAGCCACGGTTTACGTAAATCAAGATTCTCAGGGCAAATTCGAGCACATGGAAATATTCCGCGAAGCTTTGCGCAAAGGTCAGCATGTTATCGTTGATCGCATGAATTTCAATAAAGCTCAAAGAAACAATTACTTGGAGCAAGCGCGAAAGCTCTCGTATCACATCGTAATACGCGTTCTCCATGTTCCTTACCACGAGTGTCTTACGCGCGCCATAGCGCGCCAGGGACATGAAACAATCAAGGATGAGACGAACGCACGTCAGGCCCTCAACTTCTTTTTCAAGACCTATGAGCGCGTCGAGGATTGGGAAGCCAATGAGGTAAAACGATATTACATGGATGGCGATAAGCCATTCGCGATCATCTGCGATTTGGATGGAACGCTTTGTAATATAGAGCATCGACGTCACCACGTTCGCGGTGAAGGCAAGAAAAACTGGATGGCGTTTATGGACGGCATTCCAAACGACACGATCCACAATTGGTGCAATGAAATTCTTGAGGCTATGAGAGAGAACTATAAGATCGTTTTGTGCTCAGGTCGCGGAGAAGAGCAGCGTGCTGCCACTATGGAGTGGCTCAACAGACATGATGTTGGATATGACGATCTTGTTATGAGACAGCGCGGTGACTCTCGCAAGGATTCTATCGTCAAAGAGATCCTTTTGGATTTTGAGATATTGACACGATACACGCCAGTCTTCATGATTGATGATAGACAGCAGGTCGTCGATATGTGGCGAAAGCGCGGCTTTGTGACACTGCAGTGCGACGTAGGTGATTTTTGAAATACTGCAAAGACTGCAAGCAATTCAAGAGTTTAGACTGCTTTACTGCAAATCGGCAGAAGAAGGATGGTCTCAATATTTATTGTCGCATGTGTTGCAACAAAAGATCGATTCATTGGAAAAATGGAAACAAATCGAAAACAGCAGCTTATAAGAAGCGATATAGAGAACTGAATCCGACTGAAGCCAGAGACTATACTCTCAGATCCAGATACGGAATTACTTTGGATGAATTTAATGCCATGTTCGAAAAACAGGGCAAGAGATGTGCCGTATGCAGATCGGATAAAAGTGATAGTAAAAATTTCGTTGTTGACCATTGCCATACAACTGGTAAAATTAGAGGAGTATTGTGTTCCTATTGCAATCGCGCATTGGGAATGATGAAAGACGATCCAGAGTTGTTAAGTAAGGCTATTATTTACCTGAGAGGTTTGTAATGATTGATAGTAAATACGAATATTCATATAGTACATTTGACTTTGATAACGCTCTTTATCACATTACTCCAGAAAACCTTGAGGGCTTCAAGGCGGCGAAAACCAAGAGACAAAGGGTTTTATTTGCTCATACCGTAATGTATAAAGGAAGATACGTAAAAAATTCAATAGACCCAAAGCTAAACCATAAAAAAACACAAGAAATATTTTGGAAGGCTCTTGGCACATGAAATACGATCTTAATGCCTTTGAGGACATGGTGAAACATGGTTATTTGCGCAAGACAGAAAACAATGACCTCGTTCTTTATGGGTACACGGATCAGTGTACGTTTGAGCGAGCATGGCAAACCTGTTATACTCGTGATGCCCGAGGTATCATATTCGAAAAGAAAACGGGCCGACTCGTCGCCAAACCCTTTCCTAAGTTTTTCAACCTGGGAGAAATGGAAGAAGTCAGCCTTTTAAATTTGCCCAAAGAGCCATACGAAGTCTTCGAAAAATGCGATGGCTCTCTTGGTATAATTTACTATTACGGTGGCAAATGGAATGTTGCTACGCGCGGGTCTTTGAACTCTGAGCAGGCAATCAAAGGCGCGGAGCTTTTGAAGAAATACAACCTATTCTCGCTGCCAACCAATTGTACTTTCTTGGTTGAAATCATTTATCCAGAAAATAAAATTATCGTAAATTACGGTGATGAGCAAAAACTCGTGTTGTTGGGAGGATACAGCGTTCAATCCCAAGAAGAAGGTGCCTGGGAATGGATTGAACAAATCGCGCGATTAATAGGAATGCCCATAGCTAAAAAGTACGATTACACAATAGACCAAATGATTGAGATGCAAAAAACCATGCCCAAGGACGAAGAAGGCTTCGTTGTGCGCTTTGAAGGTGGCACGCGAGTCAAAATTAAGGGTCACGAGTATATGCGGATCGCAAAAATGATCTCGCAAATGTCTCCGCTTTCTTTCTGGGAGGCTATGGAAGACGGCAGGGTTTCGCGATTTTACGTTCAACAATTGCCCGAAGAATTTCGCGCAGAATATGAGCCTATGATTGAAACTCTTGAAAAACAGTACTCGTACACGTTGGCTGCAATTGACGAAGATGCGCGCACGCTGCGCCACATCGATATCGACACCAAAGAAGGTAAAAAGCAGCTGGGATTGTTGGTTCAGGGCAAGAACGATCTCAAACACCCGCACGCGATGTTTATGTATCTGGGCAGGCAGGGGCAGGCGCTCAATAAATATATTCTCAAGTACATTCGTCCCACAGGAAATGCTTTTGCACATGGTGGTCTGTGAACAAATTTCGCGGTGACGAGTATTCTGGAGCCATATTTTCTGAATGCGAGAAGTACCGCTATTCCTTGTGGCGTATTTGGGACGGGGCTTTACCTCTCATTAATTTTTGCATGCTGAATCCTAGCACTGCCGACGAAAACACCAACGATCCTACCATAGAGCGTTGTAAGCGTCGCGCTGAGATGATGGGCTATGGCGGTATCGTAGTGACTAACGTATTCGCGTACCGCGCCACAGATCCCGAAGAACTTAAAAAAATGATCAAGAAGAGTCAAGATCCAGTAGGTTTATGGAATCCACAGAAAATAGTCGAAGTGTCGCAAATGTGCGACGTCACAATTTGCGGCTGGGGCAAATATGGCATACTTTTCAATAATCAGGGCGGAAAAACTCTAGGTCAGCTAATTTTCTGGAATGGTAAACGCAAGGTTAGAGCACTAAGAATCAATAAGGATGGCTCACCCGCACACCCTCTGTATATTGGTTACGATGTGAAACCTATTCCTATTGACATTAAGGCTTGATCGTCCTACTATGAGTCATGTGCAGTATTTGTGATGACCTAAAACATAAAAAAATCGATTCAAAAGAAGCTTTTAAACGTATTGGAGACGCACTGCGAAAGGCAGATCCAAAAACGACTAGACATTTAATGTCTGTTTCTGATACAATCCTAGATAACGAAGTGCCCATGTCTGAAAAAGACGAGGACCTGGAAAAAAACTGGCACGAAGAAAATAACGAGGATTGAATGGCCTTACTAGATTCGCTCATAATGTCAGCCTGCGTGGGACTTTCTGGACAATCTAATGATGCGTGTCAAAAAGCGCTGACCGCTAGCGCAAAACAGAGTGGCGTTGAGCAAAATGTCAATTCATATGAAAAACATCAAACTAAAAGCCTCGAATACAAGGCTTACGACTGGTTCGGTAAAGAAACAGTCGGAGTTGTCGGCGGCGCTGTTTGGTTAGGAAAATCGGTCTCTGAAAAGAAAGCGTCTTTCGGAATATACGGTCCAATTTCTATGGACGTTGGTCAAAAACTCACACAGTTGGTATTTAAGTGGACATTTTAAAATTCCCCGATCCAAGCCTGTTCAGAAAATGTGACGACGTCACGGTTTTCGGCCCAGAACTTAAGATCCTGCTGGAAGGCATGTGGGAAGCTATGCTCAAGCGCGGCGGATTAGGTCTTGCTGCAAATCAGGTAGGACTTCATTGTCGCATGTTCGTGATGGGCGGAGTCGATAGCGAAAAACTTTACATCATAAACCCAAAAATTGTACAGAAATCTGAAATTTCGGCCAATCTGAAAGAGGGCTGCCTCAGCGCGCCTGGCGAATTCTTGATTTTGAGTGAACGCGCCGCCTGGATTCAGATCGACTTTCAGGACGAAAAGGGTCAGATGAATCGAAGAGTGTTTCAGGGCCTTCATGCGGTGTGCGTACAGCACGAAATGGACCATCTAGATGGCAAATCGCATCTTCAGTCAAAAAGCATTCCAAAAGCTCAGAGAAAACTGCTTGCAAAAAAATGGGGACTAAAATAGTGGATACAATCTTAAGCCTATGAAAGTAATTTTCCTCGACTTCGACGGCGTAATAGCCCCACTCTCATTCCACCACAGTAGCAGCGGGTTTTCCGCGAGCGCGTGCGCGAACGTGCAGTCGGTTTTAGTCAAAGACCCAAACGTTCGCCTGGTCGTATCTAGTGCATGGCGTCGATGGGGCCTCGAAAAGATTCGTGAAATTCTTAAGGAAAACGGCATCGATTCGACCAAAGTTATCGGACTCACAGAGGCTGATGGCGGCTTTATGCCAGAAAACAGGGCCGTCCAAATCAAAGCGTGGCTCAAAGCTCACCCAGAAGTCAAAAAATTCGTAGCCCTGGACGACTATCCACTGCCAAAATTGGGCGATAACTACCTGAAAATAAACGGATATGTTGGATTTACCCAGAAAGACGCGGAAATTGCTCTCAGGATCTTGAGTGAAGATAAGTAGGCGACTTCACATAGGGTTTTGGCGCAAAGACGGGAAAATCACGTCCTGCGAATTTCCCTATATCGAATATATTAATCCTCATTGCGGCTGTCACCTATTCTCCATAGGACCGCTCTGCATTGAGTGGCTTGGCGACGAGTGCCTAAACGCCAGTGCTGCCGAAGCCGCCAGTACCGCGCCCAGTGACCGATAACTCTTCAATTTCCTCAAAAGTAACGTGTTCGACGGCACAAATAACACCCTGAGCAATACGTTCGCCCTTTTTAATCGTGACCGAGCCAATATCACCTGCTGGTATCACGGTATTAGTAACGATTACGCATATTTCTCCCCTATAATCAGAATCAATTGTTCCTGGAGAGTTTGCTACGCGCAGAGACGTCTTCAGAGATGTTCCTGAGCGCGGACGAACCTGCATCTCAAAACCCATTGGAATCTCTACAGAAAGCCCCGTTTTAACCAACTTTGTTTGACCGCCAAATAATTGGACGTCCTCAACTGCAACCAGATCGAATCCAGCAGCGCCCAGAGAGCCATAGCGCGGGATCACGGCGTCGGGATGTAGTCTCTTAATTTTTACCTTCATTTTTCCTCCATTCCGCTAACTCCTTGGTTAGACGGTCTTTTTGGTCGATTAAATATTTTTCGGACGGTCGCGGGTCAGACCCAATAGACCTAATTGTATTTTTTATAACCAATTCGAGCCATTCTCCATGATTATTGGGCAGCTTGTCCATCAGGGTGGGCCGCGATTTCATCTTTTTGATCGGTTTTTTAGCACTCTTCTTCACAAAGCTCCATTTGTAGTTTTTATAGTGTCATCTTTTTGCAAGATGGTCAAGCTTTTTGTGGCCTCATACCTGATATAAATGAGGTAGATTGCGCATCTTATATAATTGGAATCTTTGAAGTATGAATAAAGAAATTAAATTTTCAATGAAATTCGACACGACTGATTTTGATCAGGCCGTGGGTAAGATGCAGGAAAAGCTAAAGACCATCTCTGGACTTGGTAAAGGTGCGGGTGGCCCTAGTGGCGGCGCTCCTGGCGGTCCTGGCGGTCCTGCGGGCGGAGGAGCATCAGTTGGTGGCGGCGGCGCGGGCGATCCAATGATGACCAAGCCAGGAATGGAAGCGTTCTATAAGTCCATGCAAGCATTGCGCTCAAGCGCGCATTCTGCTATGGCACAGCACGGCAAAGAACAAATGAAGATCATGAAGGATATTGCCAAGGAAGAAGAGCGTCGTGGAAAGCTTCTTCAAGATCAAGAAAAAATATCGAAAAACAAAACCAAAGACCTCAAAGAAGAACTGCGTATCCAAAAAGAGTTGAAGGCAACGGCTGAATCTATCGCACGACTCAATAGTCAAGCTGGCAGCAGTAAGACAAATTTTGATGCTGCTAGAGGTGCAGCTGGTGGTAATACTCAACCAGTCTTCGTAGTGAATTGGCCTGATGAGGGCGGTCGCGGCGGAGGTGCTGGTGGCGGCGGTCCAGGCGGCGGCGGAAAAGGTCGTGGCGGCGCAGGCGGCAGCATGATGGGACGTCTTTCGGCTTCTCTCGGAACTGCTGCAGCAGTATTGGCTACAGGCGCAACCCTAATTGATAATTACACTTCAACTCCTCTGCGTGCAGCTAAGGGTATTGGTTCTGGTACGCAAAGTATTCTGGGGAATCAACTTCAGCAATTGGCTCGCGGTGATGTGGTCCCAGCAATGGCGTGGCAAAAAGAAAGAGCGGAATCTATGGGCATGGCCCAAGATAAAATGAAATCCGACATGATCACTAAGCCACTTGAAAATTTAGCTCATTCTATAGCTGGTATGGCAGCGGGTGCAACTGCGGGCGCAATCGGCGGACTTTTACTTGGTGGCCCATTGGGAGCTATAGCGGGCGGCGTTGGAGGCGGTATATTCGGCGCAGTGAAGGCTGGCGGACCAGACATGTTAGCTGGTGTATCAGAAAAACACAGAATGGCGTTTGAAGCAGAGCGCATAGCCGATCTAGGTAAAAACTATGAAGAGATTTTAGCAGCAAAACAAGCCGCAAATCCCTTGAAGGGTTTGGCCGTAGACTTTTTGTCAAGCAGATACAAAGGAGACGTAGGGTCTCAACGCATGATGGGCATGAACGACAAAGGGTTTTATGGAGCGGGCGGATTTCTAGAACAGGGAAATAAAGGCGGATTTACTGGCGATATGAGAATGGACATGGCCAGTCAAATCCAAGGCGCTGGAGGATCTACTAGCGCCATGAAGGGAAGCTCCTCTATGGCTGCCCTTAGAGCACAAAGAGACCACAATTTAACTAATGCTGGCTCTTTAATGGGAACAATCTCTAGCGGAGCCGGTGGCAACGAGGTTTCTGAACGCATATTTAAACGACTTCTTGAAGAGGGTGTTAGAAATGGTTTGGATAAGTCAGACACCGCAGAAGAACTTCGCAAAACCTCTCAAATTACTGCCGATATTGTGGCACGCACAGGTGCGGTGACTGGTGAAGATACTAGTCGTATTATGGAGGGCTTCAGTAGATTCTTAAATCTTGGTGGTGGTGCAAGCGGCCAAATGACCATGAAGGACATTGAAGGAGCTAAGGCTTCGTATAATGAATATCAAGGACGATCAGCCGAAACTAGTGGTCGTAGAGGTGCCTTGCAATTTTCAGCAATGCAACACGAAGGACTGGGTAAGATGGGCGCGCAAGCTATTGGCTCGCTGATGGAAATGCCAGAACAAGACCTTACGTCCACGAATACCCGCGTTGTAGCATTGGCCGAAGAATATGGAATGAAACCAGAAGATTTGGTGAAAAAGCTTTTGAGAGCAAAGCAGACCATGCAAGATACGGATGTCAATCTAGATCCTAAATTTAGGACCACTTTACAAGAGTATCAGAAAAAGATGGGAATTGATGGCGAAATGAGCCAACAGCAATTAGAGGCGGCACCGCAGAGTGTGCGCACGGCTTATGGCGAGATCATGAAGGCCTCCTCTCTGAATACTAAATATGAGGGTCCTCAAAAAGCAACGTCAGATTTTTTACAGATGTTACATGGTGGACAGACTGAGGCTAAACCTCCTGTATATGGACCCGAACCACCACCACCGAATCAGCCTGGAGATAGAGGTGCAGATCAGATCATTGCCAGTGCAGGTAAAGCCGCGCAAGTATTTCTTGAAAATTTCAGAGAATTCAAAGATCAAATCACCCCTGCAGCAACAGCTTTGGACAGCTTTAGTAAAAGTTTGATAATTTTTGCTGCAGTTGCAGCGGCTGCATCCGATAAAGACAAAGGAGCTACATTGGCAGGCCTGGCTGATCAGCTGAAGCAGCGCGCAGCCGCAAGTGCCCAACAAGGTGGAAAGCCGACTCCTGGCGGAAGTAGTCGCGGTTCAAGCGGTGGATGGTAATATATGTCAAATCAAAAAGCATATTCGTATCCCATCATTCCAAAGAATTCCAGCCCTGATGAAACAGCCTTGCCTGATGGAAAGGGTGCTCATCTAGTTCACCAGTCTAGTCCCACATGGGTGTTGACTTTTGTTCGATGGCAATTCAGAGATACTCTGCGAACACAAACTGCTACGCCAAACGAGGTTAGACGCCCACTAGTCGTAGAAAACGACTGCATTCAAGCAAGTGTAAGTTATGACAAAGGAAGCTTGACTCCCTCATGCCAGCTGACATTGGTTGAGACCGATGTTAACTATGAAACGCAAGTTGAACCTGGAGATTTTGTTTTCGTCAATATGCTGAACTGGGAGAGAAACTCTAGACGTGTTGCGGACGCCGCTCGCGCAATATCTCCTATCAATGGAGCCGAAGATGGATTCAAGGGTCTGTTTAAAGTTCAGAGCGTAAGAAAATATATTCAAACTGAACCATCCACGGGCGTCAAGACTCTTCTTTATCACATAGACGGGTACGCTTTCACTGAATTCAACAATACTCTATATTTCAATCCAAACCTAATAAATGCAAAAAATCTACAAAACGTTGGTCTTTACATCGCAGACGTGGCGTCTATGTGGTCGAATCTTATCAGTGTGCGTGGTCAACCATACGTGCAAGAAATTATCGCGTCTCTTATCCAAGGATTTATCGGAACCGCAACAAACTCGAAACATACAGTAGGTGGATTGATTATTTCAAATAATACGCACTTTTCGATGCCCACTATCGTAGGACGCTTTTTAGGAGTCACAAAGTCTGATCATCCACACGCCATTGATTACAAGACCGTGACTGCTGCAAAAGACATTTACAGATATGTATTTGGAATACAGCAATATGCTTCAGGTGGACATTTGACCATGGCCCACGGAATGAATCCTACAGGTCTTTATTTCAAATATCCAGGATTCGAGTACACTCAAACTCCATGTCCAGGAAACACACTATTAAAAACGGAATACTGGAATCAAGTAAAACTTTGGTCTGTGTTGAATGAGTATACCAACTCCCCTTTAAATGAACTGTATACGTGCTTCAAAATAAATCCACAAGGTCGAGTAATGCCAACCGTAATATTTCGACAAATACCCTTTACGTCGGAAGACTTTGTTAAACAAAAACTTGGCAATCCCGCAGACGCAACTTCTTCAAGTATTAAGGTGACAAAATTCTTGAATCTTCCTAGATGGAAGGTAGATCCAGCTTTTATATTGAGCATGGATATTGGCAGAGACGAAGCTGCTCGAATCAATTTTGTTCAGTATTACGCAAAATCAGCCTACAATGATAAAGGCGTCGAGATTTCTGCAGAAACCGCGTCGGGAAATTATATTTTTGATCAAGATGACATTCAGAGGAGTGGTCTTAGACCATATGTGGTTCAGAATCAATTCAATGATTCGCCAGACGCCCTTGTCAAGTTCGCTCTAATATGGGCTAGAATTCTTGGAGACGCATTAATTGGCGGTCACCTTAAGATGAACGGCACATTCAATTGCATTGGAATTACAGAGCCCATTGCCGTTGGCGATAATCTGGAAGTGGATCATGTAGTTTATCATATCGAAGGAATAGTTCACAATTGCTCCATAAACGTCTCTACTGGAGTAAAATCCTTTAGGACTATCATTAAGGCTAGTCATGGCGTCAGTGTTAACAGCAATGCCAAAGGAACTAAATACGCAGAAATGACATTCACTAATGGTTATGCAGATCGCGCAAATGATTTCAATCATCAGCAGATTCTGCCAGGCGTTTCTGAAAGCCAGGACGTTGTTTATAGACCTGCCAATTTGGACCCATCCAAACAGGCAACTAGCGCGTCGCATATCAATCCGTTTCCGCAGCCGTCTACAACCAAAAACAATCCGAAGAAAGGTAGCTAATTATGAATTTTTTACCTAACGGAACGGTTTTACCATTTGGCCTCATGGGTATAAGCGGCGAATCTAGCATTGCCGGTTTCAATAAGACCTACAGAAATACAGCTATGAGACTTGGCATTGTAATCAAGTCGTATGATGTATCAGACGAATCAAATCTGTCTAAGTTAACGACCGAATATGACGTTTCAGTATTCGAACAGATTGAGGATAGAGGTTCGTCCATTATCACGTACAAGAACTGTATATCTGCAGAAGGTATGGGTTCTATCGCCGACTTCTTCGAGCGCACACTAAGGATTAGGGAGAATACCTCTGATCAAAGCAAGCTCATTGATACTAAAAACCAGAATGGCGCAGTCGTTTTGATTCATTGTATCGATGGAGTATCTGAGAAGGCCGTCATTGTAGGCTCCATCACTCATCCAGACAGAAAATCTACGCTTGCTGGACATCTGGCGCACCTAGAAGGCGAATTTAACGGCGTAAACATCCAAGTAAACGATGATGGTAGCGCCAACTTTACTTGGAAGGGTCCTACAAATAACGATGGCACTCCAGTAAATGCAGATTTGACTCCAACCGTGGTGTCCGTAGCGGCTGATGGGTCCTTCCAAATCAAGCACAAGACCGTCACTTTCGATCTAGCTATTGGTGGAGACGTAACTTTGACCACTACTGCGGACGTTAATGTTAGCTGCACGAACGCAACCATTACGGCCTCTGGAGACGCGAACGTAAACGCCTCTGGAACTGCAACTATAGATGCTCCAGCTATTGTTTTGGGCAAGGGCGCAGCCGACGCGGTAATAAAAGGCGACACATTTAAGAAAATGGTCTTTGACGTACACATTCATCCGACACCAATTGGTCCATCAGGCCCTCCTGTCGAGCCCATGTCGCCAGATTCCTTAAGCACCGTAGTGAAGACAAAATAATGCTACCAAGTGTAAGTGATCTGAATAACAAGTTTCTAGCGCTGCCTCCCACAAACAGTGGGATTGAGGGTGTAACTCAATTTGTAAAGGTAGTAGCTGACTTTATGAATCAAATGCAGGCAGGATCTGGCGGGACACCTGGAATATTTACTTACAATAATGCTGTAGCGATAGCGCTTCTTCTAACATTGCAAGAAGTCTCGGACAATTCTTGGATAATTCCATTTGCGAACGCCATACACGCAGGATCTTCAGCCGCAATTTTGGCTTCGGGCACCGTTACAAATCCAGCTTGGACCGCGTCGTTAAAGGACGTCCTTCCACCAGTCAATATGGGACTGGCAGCAGCACTTCCAGTTTTAATTTCTGGATTACAAAATGTAACATCGTCAAATAATCCGGCGATGCCAATGGCGCAGGCCATTTCAGATTATGCTAAGGCTTTCATTTTTTTAGTCACCGGACTTGTATTGGCTCCTCCAGGCCCTCCAATTCCACTACCACTGCCGTTTCCGGCTCAGTAAAGGATGTTTTATGGATGTTAGACAGGTTGCCGATGGACTATTCCCCTGCTGGTGCATGGGGCTTTGGATAATGTATTTGGTTTGGAATTCTGATCATAAAGACCTGCTTAAAGTAAGCAAAGAAGGCCTCATCAGGTTTGCAAAATTTCTGGGAGTGTTGACCGCAGCTAGAATTTTCTATCTAAGCGTGATCGCACCAGACGCCATACTCGAACAAATCAGACACGCGACCGACCTCATGCCCTGGCAGACAATGTTTGGAGTTTACTGGGAGGATATGTGCAACACGATCCCTCTAGTGATACTTGGCACCATGATAGAAGGAAAGAAGTGGCTCAAGCCGCTTTATCTAATGTTGATGGCAGCAATGTCACTGACATTCGGAGCACTGCATGCCTATGAAGGGCTACAGGCGATGATCGTCATGTCCATGTATATTCCGTTCACGATCAGACTTGGTAAAAAATATGGGTTTGGAACTGTCATGATATGTCATATCGTATATGATTTGCTCACATTCTTCACATTTAAGACCATTGCAGGATCATAATGCCGCCCAAAATCGGATCTTCAAAAAAGAGCGCATTTAGAAGTTATTCCGAAGAGGATATAGCGGCTACAGAGTTTGGAACGTTCGTCATCCAAGTTGGTGAAGATTTTTTAGCAACTCCGAATGGCAAAATGGCATTTAGCTTGCAGCGCGCTGAATCTCTTTACGACGATGTTTTGGGTGGTTTGCAGGCCATGAAGAAAGAAGGAAATGAAGTTGAGCAGGCAGACGCTGAAAAATGTCTTTTACTCTTGAGAATTATGCCTTTGAGAATTCACTAGTACGGATTACAGTCATCGAACATTTCGTCGTCGTACATATCCCAGTGCTTATTCACGCAGTCATCGCTTAAAACATACGGATACATAATGCTCATTGGGCAGCCATCTGCCAGGTAGCCAGGTTGTACCATATAGAACTTTGCCATGCCCATTTTTTCGATTTCATCGGATTCTGGGTAAGTACCGCCCCTGAAATTGTGCAATCTGCCACAAAAACAGTGAGTCATTTCGTGGTAAATCAAGGTACGCTTGGAAGTCCAGGTAGATTCTTTCCAATATTTGATGTCAACGTCGATTTCTCTGAAATTTTTACCATAAGTGCATAGCCCGATGACTGTTGGCTTGCCCTTTTGCCTTTTTATCGAATTAAATCCAATAGTTACTGGCTTTGAGAACGTTATTCCGTTCGTAGCGGCGTCCAGGGCATACATCTGCCTGAAAGACAAGATTTCCTTGTCGATTCCTATGTGCTGTGGCTTAGTTTTGGGCTTATGCCAAGGGTTGACTTTTGCCACTATGCTTCCAATGATCAAAAAGCATAGAAATACCGCTGAAAACTTCCTCATGTGTTTATTTTATCAGATTTTATCATATTGTCAATATGCCAGAGAGGTTGCAGATTGGTGTAATGACAGGCTTTAACGAATTCTTCTCTGTTTTGCAGATCAAAGCTGGATAGGGGAATGATATGATCGACGTTCCATTTTAAAATTCCAAATCCGTAATTTTCCCAGGACATTCCAGGCTTAAATTTGTTCTCGATATGCCTCTTAAATTCTTCAATAGAGCAACCCAGATCCTTTATGGCCGACCCCTTTTTAACCCTTCCTTTTATTGCTTTTCCCAATCTATTGCGCAAGTTACATGATATACGAAACTGTAGGTCTGTGGCATATCTCTCCCTTCTTCTAAGCTTTATGGATTCTTTGTTTTCTTGAAAATATTCGCTGTTTCTTTTGGATGCTTCTTGAGTGTTTGTCCATGGCTTTTTGAATTTATTCGAACACTCTTTGCACCAACTCGCTTTTTTGTCTTTTGATTTTTTATTGTCGTGGAATTCTTCGTGGTTTTTATAAATTTTACACTTACTACAGTGTTTTGATGTGTTCATGCCCTATAGATTACCATTCATAGTAATGAATATCGCGTTTTTGGGCAAAATATAACCCCTTAATCTTATACAATATAGGAAATACAAATGGCCGATTCTAGTCTCCCGTCAACAGCATCAACAATAGGTACGCCACTTGGCGGAGGAACTGTTCCAGGTCTCAATGCCATCCTGAACGCTCAGAATTTGACAGCGCCGGTCAGCGCGTCTCTACCTTGGGACCCAAGTGGGAAATCCCAGCCTACACGTTTTTTCTTCCCTGTAGCTATTGAAGGGCAGCGCTGGAACCTGACCTATCCCTACAGATTTCTTGTAATAGATACAAGCAAGCACAATACCATCGTAAACGGTCCTGACATCAATGCCCAGATTTCCATTTATCCTATGGACGCAGGCGGAGTCTTAGCTTTTGAGCCCATGAGCCCTATATGGGCGATTCAGTTGCCTATTACTCCAGAACAGCTTAGTATCTCTGACCAATTCTCCATTGCGACTTCTGCCACCCTTCGAGGTGTCATGGAAGAGCATAACGGCGTAAAATTCAAGAACATCAGCGCCTCTGGAACCTTTGGGGTATGGCCTAATCGCCACAATATAATCGATCCTCCTGGAACTCCCAGTGTAGTTCAAAGTCTTTTTGGTGGAACCATTGAGGCCTTTGGCAATCTAGCAGGATCGTTTCAGCGCGCAATCAATACTGCAACCACTGGACATCCAGCAAGTAAGCCCATTACTAAGCAGCCACAGGATACAAATGCAACCTTGGCTAGCACTGGATACTATCAAGCTCTGGCGCTCCAGCAGTTTCTGGAACAATACGCCGAACAGAAGAAGAATCCCAAGAATGCTAGTTGGCGCTTGGTTTTTGATATCCCTAAGCAGAATCAGTCATTCATTGTGACGCCCGTTTCATTTAACTGGCAGCAAAATAAAGAGAGACCTTTAAATATCAATTACAGCCTGCAGCTTAAGGCTTGGCGTCGAATTAACTTGGTTGAGGGTGTCAGCGAAACCGCTACAGGCATTCAACCACTGAGTCCTGGAATCTTGCAACGTGTTCTGAATACAATTTCAGCCGCTCGTACCGTGTGTAGTCAGTCTTTGAATCTGATTGCCGCTGTTCGAAGTGACGTCGAAGCGCCTCTTGAGGCACTCAGACAAACCGCACTATTTGTGAAAGGTCTTGCAGGGGTTGCGGTTGCAGTCGCAGACTTGCCTCTTCAACTACAGCAGGACTATAAGTCAGCCATCAACAGTTTTATCGGCAATATGAACTTTAACAATCTAAACAACGGACCTGCAATAGGCAACCCCGCAAGTAGTTCAGCTGTTAAGGCTCAAATTTCGGCAACGAAGGCGTCTACGGCGCAAACTGAAGGTTTGAGCCTTGCTTCGGTTTCTAGTGGACAGTTGGGCAACACTGCAGTAAATGCAAACGCCATTAATCCGTCCAACAATATCTATGCGTCCCCAGATGCAAACTTTGTTCTTTTGAATCAAGTGCCGCTGGACAGTTTGGCGCTGAATGTTCGACAACAAAATGCTGCCCAGAATGCTATTGACAACGCCAACGCGCTTACGGTGGCTGATTTAAAAGCCTTCCGCGCAACGATTCAGCAATTAGCTCTGCAGCTTTCTAATATTTTTGGAACTGGATCTGCGTTTTACAATACAGTGTACGGGCTCCCAGCGCCAAAAGTGTCGTCTGCTCCTATATCGCTTGACGATTATGATTTTTTAAATGCTCTGTATGATTCGATGCAATCGTATGACTTGCTGACCGCGAGTTCGCAGATCGACGACCAAGCAAGGCAGAGTGATATGGAGTATGTAGCTGGACTGGCACAAAATGCTGGAATACCATTTGCAACTCCTAATAGCATGATCCTAGCTCCAGTTCCTTTTGGTTTGACCATTGAGGCTATTGCAGCTAGATATCTTGGAGATCCACAAAGGTGGCTCGAAATCGCGACCCTGAACACATTGCAAGATCCTTACATTGATGAAAATGGATTTCAATATCCTCTTTTATCAAACGCAAGCGGTCGGCAGATTACTATTGCTGGTCAGCAAGACTTGTATCTGGGACAGACGGTAACCCTAATGGGTGCAGCACAAATTCCTTCTTCAAGAATTATCTTAGGCATTAAGCAATTGTCGGCAAATGCCTTTTTGGTGACACTGGACGGCCAAGCCAACTTAGAAAATTTTACGACTTTAGCGGGATCTTATCTGCAGGCATATTTACCAGGAACGGTAAACAGTCAGCAAAAGATTTTCATCCCAAGCGATCAAGCGGTTCCTACGGACCCTCATATTATTGTGCCAGCACTTACTTCAGTTGATCCTTTAACTGGCATGAGTAAAGTGGATATTTTGCTGACAGACAGTGGCGATATCGCAGTCAACAACTTTGGTGACTTTAGGTTTTCATACGGTATGACGAACATCGTGCAGGCTCTTAGAATCAAATTTGGCTCAATCGCCGGTTCTATCGTATTGCATCCAGAATTCGGGCTAGGTATCAAGCCAGGTACGATTAATGGTTCAATTAACGCACAGCAGATTTATAGCTCAATCAATTCTCAGCTTAAGCAGGACCCCAGATTTGCTGGAGTCGGCAGTCTGCAGGTTATTTTGAATGGTCCGACTTTGACGATCAATTTGGGAGTTATTTTGGCCAACAAACAGGGCATTTTCCCAATAACTTTCCAAGTCACCAAACCTAACAGTTAGTGATATAGGTACATATGGCAATTACACCCGACACACCCTCATTTACGAACGTCCCTACACCACAGTCTTACGAGCAGATTTTATCTGATGCGTTAAGTGCTTATGCAGCAAAAATCGGTATTGACGATTTTAACGTAGGCTCAGCGGTCACTAGCTTTTTCGAAGTTGTAGCTCTTACAACTGCACGCGCGAGCGGCGATTTGTTCCAGATTCTAAGAGACTTTTCGGTCGACCGTGCAACCGGCGATGCTTTGCAACGCCTTGCAACAGAAAATAATATCACTCCAATTACCGCAAGCCCCGCAACCGGATTCGTCTCTGTAATAGATACAAGTTTTACTAAAATCGCGACCTCTGTTTATGCTGGACTTCCAGCGCCAAACGTTGGCTCTACCCTAATTGCCGTAGGCGATGCATCAAAATTTCCTGCCACTGGCGCAATTTACATCGGTCGCGGCACGCCAAACATCGAAGGACCTTTGGCTTACAATCTTGTCGGGGTATCGGTAGCTGGCAATACCACTATAAATTCGCAAATCATCACTGGACTTTTATCCACAGCAAATCTTTTGGTTGGCTATCCAGTTACTGGAACTATGATTCCAGCTGGCGCTACGATTCAGTCTATTGACTCCAGTACCCAGATCACTTTGACTCTTGCAGCTACCGCGACGGCTATAGGTGCTTCTCTTACGTATACGACTCCGCCCGTTTTGGTCGGAAGTTACTGGACGGTCACCCTTGCTGTTCCAACCGCAAAGTTTCATAACTTAGGCGAGACCGTTATCGTAGCCCAAGGCGGAAACAGATCTGTTCCGATTAATTCTACTGTTATCGCTCCTGCATTGGGTGCAAATCCAAGCATTTCCTATAACACAACTGCGTCGGCAATCGTTCTTGACGGTGAAACTACTGTCAACAATGTTCCCGTTACCGCTCAATTGCCAGGTTCTGACGGCAACGTTCCTATCGGCGCGATCAAACAATTCGCTTCGGCTCCGTTTAGTGGAGCGACGGTCAGCAATCCTTTGGCGTTTACCACTGGCCAAGACAATGAAACCGATGATCAGTTACGTGTTTCGATCAAAAATGCACTCGCATCAATTGGCCTGGGCACGGTATTTGCGGTCGAGTCAGCCGTTCAAGGCGCTCAATGCACTACTCCAGTAGCGGCAACCGTCAGCAGCACCGATATGCTAGAAGCATCATATGGTGCCGTATTATATCTCGATAATGGAAGCGGATACGAGGAAACGTCAACCGGCGTCGGAGTCGAATCCATCCTAAATAGCGCGCTGGGCGGAGAACAATTCTTCCAATTAGCGTGCGGCGGAAACCAATCTTCCGTTGCTAAAGCCTTCCTGCAAAGTTCTTTGGGTACTCCATTCGCTATTCGTGGCGGAGATACTCTTGCCATAGTAGTTGGCGGAATCACTTATCAGCATACGTTCCAAAACTCAGATTTCAGAAGTCCCAATGCAGCCACTGCATACGAGATCACCGCGTCTATTAATGGCGACACCACTCTTGGTTTTGAGGCCCTTACTCAAGGCGGCGGAACCTATGTAGTTTTGCGCGACAAAACCGAAGGTAAAGATTCTATTCAGATCACGACCCCTATCACCACTGGTCGCGATGCTTCGATTCAAATGGGATTCCCTTCGAGCTTATACGAAACCCTACGTCTTTATAAAAACAATATGCCGTTGAGCAAAGACGGTGCAACCGCATCGATCCTAACTCAAGATCAAAGTTTGTGGTCAGCATCAATTGCGAATGGCGATACTCTTGTTCTGTCTGTAGATGGCACTTCGCCAATCACGTACACGATTACTAACGCAATGTTCATTGCAGCTGGAGATTTTACTAGCGTAGCCAACACGAATAGTTTGGCTTCTTGGGTCAAAGTATTTAATAACGTTCTGACTGGCGTAACAGCTGCAATCGTTGGATCACAAATTCAACTTACCAGCAATTTGGGTACGAGCAATCGCGCAGAGATTGTTATTGGTTCGGGATCAACACTGGTCACAAAAGGAATGTTCTCGTCCTCTTTAGGACTTGTCTCTCAGGGAGCAGCTTCTGACTATACATTAAATCGAAATACCGCACAAATTGAGCTGACCGCACCACTGGTTGCAAAAGATAGTTTGGCAGCCGGTACAACTCAAACCGCAGCTAGAATCCAAAGCGTGCAAATTGCAGCTGGAAGCGTTGTGCTCACGGCAGAAGGATATATCTGGTTATTGATCGATGATCCTGGTGTGATTATACCCACTGGCGTCGTAGGTAATACCGCTTTGACGGTTTCTAGTCCATCTACGAACGTTATCCGTTACACTTCAAACGTGGTTGGAGCATTTAGCAACGTACAGACTGGCGACTACGTGATTGTTTGGTCTACTGACATTCCACTAAGCGACAGATTCGAGGGACGAGTTTACGCCGTTACCTCTACTACTCTGGACATCTCGGTCACAGCAACAGAATTTGCTGCATATACTCCTGTTACAGGCATTCCTTTTACTCAAGGTTTCGTTGTTTGCCGATGTTCTGAAGCTCCTCAAAAATTCAGCATACCTCTAGGAACCTCGACTATTGACGCAGTTGCTGAAGCCTTACAGGCCCAAAGTGATGAAGTTAAATTCACCACTCTTTTGGAACAATATCTAGTTATCACGTCAAACACTTTAGACATCAGCGGAAGCTTGATGGTCGTGACTGCTGATGCCAATGGTCAAGCTCTAGACTTTACTACTGGAGTGATGGCGACTAGCAATCCATCACTGCTTGCAGCATACGACAGCGGCGAGTACGACGCTCAGATGCCTCTGTTCCTTCACTCTCCTATGGCAGCACCTGGAGTAATAGCGTATCCTCCCGATAGCTTCCTGACCCAATTCACTTCGGCTACAAGTTTGGCTGGAACTGATCCTAATAATCTGATTTCTGTTTTACATCCTTACGGAATAATCAGAGACGCTCAGCCATACGGCGATTTCGTTCAAGAGACTTCTCTCTCAACTAATCCCATCGTAGACATTGCTGAAAAAGCAACTATGCGCAGATTGCGTGGCGACACTCCTGGACAACTTGATCGTTATTTCTTGGCGTCACCATTGGATTTTGGTCCTAAAGACACCGCAGTGGTAATTATCGACAATAATCCAGTTTCTGGAAGCTTTACGATTCCTTTCTTTAGGGTCGCAACTACAAATACTGTTGTTTCATCAAATACTAATACCTTCAATGCTACCGATACGGCAGCAGGTGGAGCAGCATTCTCGTCTACTTTCGGCTCAACGTTTGATTTTTCGAATTTCAAAGTTTTAATGCAGGCCAAAAATGTGATGCAGCCTACTCCGCCTAATACCGCCATCCTATACAGATCGGCACCTTGGGGCAGAACTGGCGAAAGAATGCGTATCTCATATGCGTATCCATCGTCATCAAATCAGGGCATTGGTAACGTCGTAACTAATGATGAAAACATTCACATCTCTATTGTTTTGGCATCGGGCTTACCAATCGCTACCGGAATCACTTCTACCACAAAATGGAATGTTTTGGTCACTCCAAACACTCCTGCTGGCATAGATCAGGTCACATACACTTGGGCTGGTCAGTATACGTTCACTGTCCCTCCGGCGAATGTTACTATTGGAGCAGTTTATTCTACGCCTAATGGTCAGACGTTCACTGCAGCTGCCACTATAGTAAGTACGTTTGCTAGCTTCACTGGAGTAATTACTGGAACTTCAACGAGCGTAACACTCACCGCAAACAATCTGGGCACCAATGGTAATTCCATTGTCTTGACCGGAAATGGCGTATCAACCATTACCACTTTGATCGCAAACTGGAATGCTGCAAATCCTTCTAATCAGGTTTCTCTGACTTCTGGCAGCGGTTCTCAAGTTCCAGCAATTGGCACTACATCCTTGGCTGGTGGACTTAGCGGCACACCTCTGGTAACTAACGGCAACTTTTCTGCTCCAAATACTGCGCCCAGCGTTTTGACAAAAATTAGCGGAACTGGCGACGCAACCATAAATTATTCTGCATTCTCATTCGTTGGATCTGGAACCAATCCGGCTCTAACTTTGGTTGGTGGAGAATATGTCAACATCGGCGTAAATTCTGGATTCAGTTCAGCAAACACTGGTGTTTTCAAAGTCTCAACTGCTGCAGGATTCACTCCAACATCAATAAAATTCAGTGTGCAAATGCCTAACGGAGTCGCTTCTGCTGCAAGTCCTGTCTTGACTGGCGTAACAGGCTCTGTCTTGTTCTATAATGCGGCACCAACTACGGCCAACGCTGTCGTCGCATACGTGAACGCCAACTTAAGTCAGTATTTGACGGCAAGTCTTGCAAATTACGGAGTTAGCAACGATGGTACTGGCGTCATCAACTTTTCAACCTCTGAGGACAGCGCATTCGCTACCTCATACATACAGCTCAAAGATGGAATCAACTGGATCGCTTCAAGCAATTTGGGCGGATCTCCTGAATTTTCACTTAAAAATCCTTTGGCATTACCAACCGCCTATGGATATGCATTCAATAACAGCGAAAAGATCGAACTCTCTCCAACTACTATGGAGCAGGTCGACAGATTCCTGAATGTTTTGGCAGTCACAGGATTTACAACTCTCGGAAACGTAGACTTAGTCGACCGTGGAACGCGCGTTCAGCTGTCTACTCAGACTCTGGGTAGCGTAGGCGCAATTCAAATCGTTGGCGGGTTAGCCAATTCATATGAAGTTCCGATTTTCGGATCTGCTCAAAGAATAGATAACGTAATCATGAGTGCAAATGCGACTCTGGTTGCTGCAGCAGGCGTACAAAGCGGACAGTGGTTCAGACTTCAGGCTGGAAATAAGCAAGCTAAGGCTACTGGATTTTCGTCAAACACTAGCGCCACAATCGTTGGAAACAGCCCTATCGCTGGCGAATCAATTATTACTCTGTTAAACAGGAATTCTAACCAAAGATACTTCGGTACACCTCGATACAATGTTCGTCCTCAAGGAAGAACTTTCAGAATTGAGAAGCAGGGTAGTTTGGTTTGCCTGAGTGCAAATCCAAATATCAGCACCAGCCCAATGTTCCAGACTGCCGTCAATTTTAATGACGTCGGCGGCGGCGGGTCTGTTAATCTAGGCACTGCGGCTAACTTCGCTGTTTTAGCTTATTCTGCTATCACTGGTTCGGCTGCTTCTGGTACTGTCGTTAACGGAGATATGGGCATTTATCCTAATACCCTGTCATCAGTGACTAATTTTCCTCCTGGCATCGATAACGGCACTATACATGCAGCCGACGCGGCTGCTAACCAAGGTCGAATCGATGGCAATACAGCTTTTCTTGCATGCCAAACCGCTGGTTTAGCTGGTACTACGATTCTATCTGAACTTGGTGGACAAATCCTAACTCCTGGAGCTTATAAATTCGCTTCAGGCAGTGCGGGTTTATCATTGACGTCTGGAAATAGCACCCTTACTTTCAATGGTGCAGGCACCTACATTATCTATACTGCATCGACCCTTCTAGTAGGAGCTTCTGGCAGTACTGATTTTCCAGTTATGGCATTCACTGGTGGAGCTACTCCAACCAACACGTTCATCTATTGGGCCGTGGGTTCTTCAGCCACTATTAATCAATCTGTCGCAAGCGCAGGAGCAACATTCTACGGAACAGTACTTGCATTCACGTCTGTCGCAGTGACTCAAGCGAGTACTATTGACGGTCGACTGTTAGCGGTTGGCGGCGGAAACGGCGCTGTAACCCTTACTGGTGTCACGACTGTCAATGCTCCAGCTGGCGCGGGTACCGTCAATGTTACACCTGTTACGGGTTCTAGCAATACGCAGTATACGGTAGCAAGCGGCCCCCTCAATTTTAATGGATTGTCAATTGGCGATTTGGTTACTATCGTAGGACTTAACGCATCGAACTCCGGTACCTTCTTGGTAACTGGAATTTCTAGCAACGGCCAGGTATTGCAAGTACTGAATCCAAATGGCGTAGTTCAATCAGGTGCAGCCGTCGTCTCTGGTACCACTTTCACGTCTACCACTCAGGTATCTGAGGGTGATACCATGATCGTAAGCGCTCCTTTTAACGTTCTAAATCAAGGTCAGTTCAGAATTATTCGCCGATATAACGATAGCGTATGGTTTGAAAATCCTAATGTAGTTGAAGAAGAGGTGAGTTTGCCGTTAAATCCAGTGAGTTTAGGATTTGATGCTACCACGTCATTTGCGGTCAGCTCATCTAACGGCAGCCTGTTATTGACATGGAACGGCACCGGAACTGAGCCATTCCTTGGAAATGTAAACATGGGTGATATTATCACCTTCGGAACAGATTTCAACATTGCAAACCAAGGAAGCTTCATGGTATTGCAATCAGGCGTGAAGCTACAAGAAATTGCAAGTTTCATTATGCCTACCGCATCTAGCCTCCCATCTGCTGGAGCGGGTGCTTATTTCGATATTAATAGTGCCGGTAACGCAAATCTGTACAGGGTATGGTTTAACGTTACGCCAGGAACCAACGTTGCGCCATCAGCAGGCGGACGAACTCTTGTGCAAGTAAATGTTAATGCGGGCGATTCGGCAGCAACTGTCGCAAACGATACCGCTGCAGTAATCTCCGCTTTAAACACGTCCTTAGACTTCTTTACCGCAACATCAAGTGGAACCTTGACTGTGACTACTCAGGGATTCAAAGCAACCACTGCGCCCTTGGCTGGAACCATGCCTTCTCCATTTGCAATCAATGTATTGCAAGCTGGTCGAGTAACATTCCTAGAAGTGGTAAATCCTTCTGCGTTCACACAATCAAGCGTAACGGTTTCAACCAGCACCTTAGTGGTTGATCGCCCTCAACTTGTATTCTACGAATACGACGCAACTGTGCCTGGCGACAATGTCGTCATCACCAATAATGCATTTAACATAAATAATATTGGAAGCTGGCCCGTTATTAAGGTTTTGAGTCAAGATTCTGCAATTGTTAGGGGAAGTTTGGTAAGCGTATCGAACGTTAGCTTGAACGGTATTGTGTCATCACTATATGTTGAAGAAGGCGTTGCTTACTCTGGCTACAAGAATATCCTGTATGCCATTCCACAACCTGGAGCACCTACATTTACCACTATGGCGTTCACCACGAATGCTCAGTATGACAAGATCAATCAGGCAGCTTTGGTCCAAATGCTCTCTTTAAATAAGATGAACTACAGTACCGTAATCAAATTCGGTTTGGACAGCTATCAGTACAACACTGGATTGATCCAAGTTGCAAACGAGATCGTATACGGTAACCCAAGAGATAATATCACCTTCCCTGGTGTCGCTGCCGCAGGCGCTGAAATCTTTATTCGTGGTCCTCTGATTCGCAGAATCCAAGTTTCTCTGGCAATTCGCTTGAATACTGGCGTTCCATTTGCCCAAACGGTTCAAACGGTTCAAAATACTGTTACCGCTCTGGTCAATTCTAATAAACTGGGTCAGCCTTTAGCAATCAGTTCGATCATATCTGCAGTTACCGCAATACCAGGAATCTTATCTGTAGCGGTCAGTTTCCCAAAATTCGACGTCAACGACGATTTGATCGTATTGACTACTGGTGAAAAAGCTTTGATTATCGATCCGACCACAGACGTGTCCGTAAGCCAGATAGGAACTTAAATGCCAATTCCAACTACTCAGGCAGAACAGTATACGAGGCTGCGCTCATATTTGAATCCTTTTATCAAGGGTCCGAATGTCGACGCAGTTCTCAATGCTTTGGCAGCTTCAAACGGTGCGTATTTGATCAATTCTGCTTCGGCAATCAATGATCAGCTATATATCACCACGGCTTCCGGCAAGTATTTGGATGAGAGACTTTCTCAGTACGGTATCTCCAGACCCCCAGCAGTTGGTTTGTCCGATGAAATATTTAGACAAATCGGAATAGCCGTAAAGAATAGAAAACAGGTGCGTGATCTGGTTGGTCAGCTTCTGGACGCCATTTTTGGCGATGATTTCACTAAGGCAACTAGTTCTTCTAGCATGGTCGAGCCATACAATTTGGTCGACGGCGACACCCTAGTAGTAAATTTTGATGATCATGAAACTGCGACTATTGTTTTTCATACAAATCAATTTACTAACATCAATGCAGCTTTAGCTCAAGAAGTGGCTGATGCAATATCTTCTTCATTAAGCACACAAGGGCTGTCGGGATCTGCTATCGCAGTCAATAATGGAAATGGATATTTCGTCGAACTAATCAGTACCACTATTGGACCCGCATCTAGCGTTACGGTTTTGGGCGGTAGCGCTCAGAATAAACTTATTTTCCCATCTACGGTCGGTGCTGGAGGAAACTCCTTCACGCAGTGGACGCTAAGTCTTCGTCCTGGTGGTCTTATTAGATTTATGTGGACTGGCGGAGCGAATCCAAATCTTGGAAGGGTAACTGCAGGAAACTACGTCAATATTTTTGGTGGCGGATTTTTGGCCACTACTAATCAAGGTAACTACACAATCGTAAATGTTGTAGGCGGAGCCGTTGGAATAGCATATTTCGAGGTGAGCAATCCTTTGGGATCTTCTGGAGTCTTTATCCAAGGGGCCGATGACGCCATATCATTTTTCAATCCAACTAGAGAATCGATTTTAAGTAAATATTCGTATGCAGCTATCTTTTCAACACAGAACAGAATTTTGCAAGTGTTTTTGCCAGCTACAACTAAGGTCGTAAGACGTAGTCGAATCGGCTCAGCGCATTTGCACGATCCTTCAAACGTACAATACGTATTCAACACTCAGCCATCGCTTGGAGACGTATTCCAGATTACGACCACTACCTTTCTGGTTGCTGGAACAGACTTCGCAATCGCCGCAACCATTCCCGAAACTATTGCAAATATGGTTACCGCGCTTATTGGGGTGCCAGGAATCAGTGCGATTGGCGGAAATGCTCTGCAAACCGATGGTTATTCTGGAAACCCACTCCTGACAGTATGGCAAGACGATCCAGCCTTGACTTTGGTTGGAACCTATTCTGGGAATCCAGCAAATATTGTGGCTAGTGGACCTCTTGGCGACCCTACTTCGGAACTGCCAAACCAGCTTGGTCCATATATGTTTGATACCACTCAGCCATTCACGGTAGGAAGCGTAAGCACGCTTTTAACACAAGAACTTGATGGGTCACAGTCTAGAGTGTTTACGGTTGAAAGTTCAGCCAATTTTCCAAATAGCCAGGGCTATATAATCTTTGGATACGGAACACAGAATCAAGAAGGTCCGGTCCCTTATATTTCGACTCCATCTGGCGACACAATCCTTATTAGTCCGACCTACACGCTGCAAAACACTTTTCAGCCAGGTACGAACGTATCTCTGATTTCGTCCAAGAGTCCTCCATTGATCAGTTCTGATGGTCTGGACTATCCCTTTTACCTTACCGACGTTGTCGCGGGCCGAAAGTATGCTCAAGATTTGATCAATAGCGTGGTTGCGACTGGAATCACCATTGTCTTCACGATCCTTTATCCGAACGACATAGGATTGGGAAAATGGGGAACCGAATATAGTGAAATTGCCTACGTGTATGGTGGCGATCCAATTGGTGATACCGGATTGATTTGGCCGCAATTCAGCAAATAGCTCAGAGGAATAATGATCTTAACAATAGTCGGCGCTGACGTAAAAGTCTACATTAACAACAAGGTTTATCCCTACATCAAGTCAATCAGTGTGAAAATTGATTACGGCGAACAGGCGACTAAGGGTATTGACTCGTTATTTGCTCAAGAAATTGCTTCTACTGGCATTACTATTAGCGGATCTGTGACTGGCATGAGAGTGAAATTGAGTGGTGGATTGCAAGCCATGAACATGCGACCCTTGAATCTGGCAAAGGATTTGGCCGCAAATCCCTATATTTCGATCAGGATTCAAGACAGAAGCACTTCAGAAGATATTTTGTTCATTCCTAATGCGAAAGTTTCTTCTGAGTCGCATGTGGTCGCGATAAAATCGTCATACCAGCTGAATTTTGACTTTGTTGGGACTGTTCCGCAGTTTGCTCTAGATAGGTCATAGTCGTTGCGCGCTCGCAAGAGTAAACGATGGCGATTACTGAAATCGCTAAGAAAATAAGCTCTAAAATTTCTTTATTTTTTTGCTTTGAGGCCGTCATGCGCAAGTCTCGTCAAGTAGTACCATAGGGTAAACGTATTTCTAGCATCTGTCAAGGCCCTATGCTTGTCGCCTTCGAACTTCAATCCAACTCTGTCCATACAATCTGATAATCCGCCCGCGTAACCACGATTTTCGAACAGCATCAGGCTTTGAAACAGGGTTTTTGCGTCCAGAACACGCCAGCCCATGAAATTTTCTGGATCTTTCTTGTCTTTATCAAATCCACCGTGCAATAAATATTCGTTGTACAGTGCGATACTGTCATTTCTTACGCCAGATCCCCAAACCAAAGGATTTTTGAACACTTTGTGTTGTTTGTGAAAATATTTCAACTGCTCCCAGGCTTCAGAGATATTAACCGCACCGTGAACGTCGCGGTCGGTGATGCCGGTGAGTGCTGTGATTTCGGGAGTGATTGGTTCTCCTGGGTCGACATACAAATCGAGAGACCCGTAACACGCTGCAGACCGCACGTCATATACGGCGGCACCAATTTGGATAGTCTTCCGACTCGGTTGATTGAACTCACAGTCCAAAACCATTATTTTCTGCGACATTTGTGTCTCCTGAAATGACTCTATCACAGGAGATCACTTTCTGGAAACTCTTATTTAGCTTTTTACCTACATTCAGAACGTATCTAATATTTCGCGGGTGTCCAGGCTCGCGCCGACTCTCGTTGTACCGACCGGCGTTGTAAGCTGCGATTGCCTTGCACCAATTTTGGTAGCGCTCGTACTGATATTTCAGATAGATCGCGGCGTACTTGGCGTTGGTGCGAGGATTGAGTAAACCCTCTGGTTTGCCCTGGTAGCCAAGCATAACTGCGGTTTCGTGTTTGACTTGGCAGATTCCGATGGAAGCGGACCCGCCGTCGTGGGGAGTTACCAAATTGTTGAGTCCGCTCTCGTGGGAGCATACGGCTACGAGTATCGCGCCTGAAATTTTTACAGTCTTTGCTGCGGATAGGATAATTTGAACGAAATTCAAACACTACTCCTTTTCTATAGGTTTTCTGGGACCCTTAACGTCCGCCGTTAATCGCTGACTCTTGGTTCTGTGTCTGCAATTATTACATTTCCTATAGTACCACGAAACGCCCATCTTTGGATACTCAATTATTTCTAGGTGGCCTTCGCCGCATTCCCTGCACTTCCAAAAACTCTTGGAAGCCTCTATAGTAGACATGGCGGCATCATTATCTTCGCGGGCGTAATGTTCGTCAACAATATCGCGTACATAGGCGTGCCTGTCTAGGTCAAGTTTGGACAAGGCCTTGCGTAAGCTAGCGTTTTCTCTCTTTAATTTACGATTTTCGTTCAGAGCCGTCTGTAAACGACTATATTCTTTGTCGCCACGAGTGTTTTTGCTCAAGATAGGCTCCTTTCAAAAGACAAAGATTCAAGCCCAACTGCAGTATACGTGATATATGGAGGATATGCAAGATGGCAATCTTTTATCTATGAAAGCGTGTAGCAAATGCCCGTCCGTTAAAGACTTTTGTGAATTTTATAGACGATCTAATAGTAAGGATGGATACGCTCCTCATTGCAAGGATTGTGAAAAAGATCATAATAAAAGTGAAAAACGCAAATCCACTCAAAGTGCATACGATGAATCTAGATCGGGTACCGAAAAAAGACGAATTTCTAGAAATAATCGGCAAAGAGCAAGACTGCAGCAGGACCCTCTGTATAAATTATCGAAGAGCCTAAGATCAAGAATGCATAACGTTATAAAAAATATGTCAAAATCCGCCTCCACCGTCAAAATGCTTGGCGCTCCGGTTGTGGATATAAAAAAACATCTTGAGACAAGCTTTAAGCCAGGCATGTCGTGGGAAAATCACGGCAAGTGGCATATAGATCACAAGATTCCATTAGCATCTGCAAAAACCAGCGATCAACTGCTTAGTCTATTCCATTATACGAATTTGCAGCCATTATGGGCATCAGATAATATCAAAAAATCTGATAATTATGAAGGAAATCAATAACTTATGGCAGTTCAAAGACGAGTAAATTGGATTTCGCAGCAACGGGTTGACGTGCCGGATATGCGTGCCGTCGAGTCTGCAGCTAGTAACGACTGGGACCAAAGCACACAGGCCTTCGTAACCAACGTGACGCAGGGCTACATTCTGCGCGGCTTCGAACTCTCCATGACTGGAGCTATCGGTGGCGCGGCATCTAACCTACAGATGATCATGGACCCTGGCAGTAACCCAAGTTCCGTAATGCACATCCTGGCAAGTCAATCAGGCACCATCCTCATGGTACCTCCTGGCACGCCCCTACAGCAACTGAATAGTTCAGTCAACACGAACGTAACCGGCGCTTTCTCTCCAAATGCCCTCAATTACATTGGTCTTGACTATACGCGCTTTATCGATCCAACGACTGACGCACAGGTCTATCTTTGGGACCCCACTACAAACAGCGAAACGACTCTCACCGCACCTCGTGCGATGATTTTACAATACCAAATCAATGTTTCGACCACTTCATGGGCTTCGAACTTCCTTCCTATTGCAATCGTCCAAACTGACGCCAGCAACAACGTCGTATCGATCACCGATTGTCGATGGCTGCTTTTCAGACTTGGCACTGGTGGTTCCGCACCAGATCCGTTCCACGTTTATCCTTGGAACGCTCAACCAGAAGGTCGCACAGAAAATTCTGCAACCTCGTCTTCGGATAGCGTAAATCCTTTCGAAGGTGGCGACAAGATGCTATTCAGTCTGAAAGACTGGATGGACGCGATCATGACGACCCTGTTAGAAGTCAAGGGTGGCACTTTCTGGTATTCAGGCTCTGGTTCGGGTGGATTAAATCCAAGTCCAGGATCTTTGACCAAACTTAGAGAAGATGCTCTAAACACGATCACTGTGGGTCAAGGAACAGTTACTCACGGCATATTGCCAAACAATGATCCTGTTTTAACTACTACTGGCACTCTGTCTGGAGCAGGCGGCGGTGCAGGCGGTTCATTAAATTTAGGAACTGCTGGCAATTTTGCGATTGGTGCTTATTCGGCAATCACTGGATCTACTGGTTCTGGCTCTATCGTTAATGGTGACATGTTCATTACACCAAGCACCATGTCGTCTGTTACCAACTTTCCTCCAAGCGTAGACAATGGCACTATCCATGCCGCTGATTCTATAGCCGTACAGGCTCAAACAGACGCTCAAAATGCATTCAATGCAGGTCAAGCTGCTGGTTTAGCTGGTACCACGATTCTATCTGAACTTGGTGGACAAATCCTAACTCCTGGAGCTTATAAATTCGCTTCAGGCAGTGCGGGTTTATCATTGACGTCTGGAAATAGCACCCTTACTTTCAATGGTGCAGGCACTTACATTATCTATACCGCCTCTACTCTCCTTACTGGAGCTACTGGCAGTACCGACGTCCCAACGTTTGCTTTTACTGGTGGCGCGACTCCCTCAAATACGTTCATCAACTGGATAGTTGGCTCTGCAGCTACGATTAACCAATCTGTCGCAAGTGCTGGCGCTACCTTCTATGGTAACGTCATTGCATCTGCGGCAATTACGGCAGTACAAGCGGGTACCATCAACGGTCGATTGATTTCATTGACCGCATCCGTTACTTTAACTGGTACCAATACAATTAACAGTGCTTCTGGTGGTGCTGCGAACACGATAACGGGAATGGCCTCAACTGTTGGCCTGGTGATTGGTCAATTTATTTTCGGAGCTGGTATTCCATTCGGAACTACCATCACCGCAATTGGCGCTGGAACAGTTACAATGTCTCACTCTGCGGTCATCAGTGCTGTAGGTGAAACGATTTCTTTCTACAATCCCGCTCAAGTTACGGCGGCGGGACAAGTCAATTGGTCAGATCCTATTTATTTGAAAGTAGTTGGGTCTGCGCTTTCGTATGAGATTGCAGCTAATCCTACTTCCGCCGACATCTTACTTGCTGATGATAAAGTCGCATACATTATTCTTGGCCGCGATCTTGTGGTCACTCCAAATTTATTGTACACGTACAATTCTATACCAGACACGACGACCGTCGTTTCGGTTGGTGCGGTCGCGTGGACCGGAAGCTTGTTGGCTGGTGACTTCATCAGAGCAGCAGCAGATCCTGATAGCAATTACGCTATAATTCAGAGCGTTGATTCCGGCACTCAAGTCACATTGACCGGAAATTATGTTCCAGCTTCGGAAAATCCAGCTGGCGTTCCTAGTGTTTATGCCCTTGGATCTTATAGCGCCGTTGCAAGTCCAAGCGGTCCTCGTGACATCTATATTGCTTCTAGAGCCGATGTTCCTGTCGGTCAAAATACGTTCTGGCTCTTTGCGCGAGAAGACGTCGGTGGCCCGATTCCAACTGTTTATGTTCATTTTCTTGGACAGGAACTTGAGTATGGTTCATCCCTTCAAATTGATGGCGCAATTCCAAAACAACTCTTGCAATACATTGGCTCGCCTTCAGAATCAGATAGTACGCCCGATTATACTTCGGCTTTAATTACCGGATCTCTTCCACAAATAACGAGCATTACCGCCGCCGCCGCAAGCGCTCTTGCTTCAAATCAATATTTCCTAATTTACTCGTCTAGTGCATCTAGATTCTATTATGTTTGGGTCAATAAAGATGGCACTGGAGTAGATCCAGCACCTAACGCCTCTGCAACTGGTATTCAATGGGTAGTTTCTACAGGACAAACTGCAGCGCAAACTGCGACCAGTCTTGCTTCCGCATTAAACGCTACGCTATTTAATGATTTTACGGCTAGCGCAGCTGGTGCCGTCGTAACAGTAACCAATAATTCTGCTGGTGAAGTCCCAGCTGCTTCTAATTTCAATGTCGGCACACCGTTTGCTATCAGCACTACTCAGTTTGGAACGGGAGTCGGAAACGCCATCATTCAAAATGGCGATAATTTAACTCTTGCTATCAAATTGCTGGACGCAGAATTTGCTCTCATTCTGGCCAATGCCAACAATCCCAATTACGATGAACCTTTGGACGTTATCGCTGGCGTTCCAGTCAACTCTAATCAGATCACTGGACCAATCTCTCCTGGAACAAATATTACTCTGCCGCTGAATTCTCGTGAAGCAGAAACTGCTCAACTATATATTACGGGCAGGAGTTCATTGGAGCTGTTCCTTAACGGACAGTACCTGAATTTATCTACTTCGAGCGCGCCCATTACGGCTCCTATGTTGTCGTATCATATGTCCGATGGATCTTATCCATTGGCGATCACTTTAACTGGTGCTCGTAAGGGTGGATTGGCAATAAAATATACCCCCGCATCAAACGTTAATTTAACAGACATTCAGTTTATCATGTCGAGAACTTCTGCGGGTACGGCTACTGGAACAGTTACCGCTTCCGTAAGATCCAATTCCGCAGGAATACCTGGCGGCGTGTTGGGGACCTCAACTCTTAATGAGGCGGTCTCGTCGTTGACTTTCGGCACAAACTCTACTGTCTTATTTCCATTTTCAAGTCCAATTGCACTCACTGGCGGGACAACGTATTGGTTTTCTTTAGAGACGAATGGCGCTTACCAAACTGCTGATGGAGCAGGCGGCGCAAGCATTACTGTTCAAGAAACTAATATTTCTGTACCTTCTGGAACTACTCCTGTTGATTTCATCAATCACACCGCTGTAACGAATGCTTCTAATATTACTCTAGGTAGCAATACGAGCGGCATCATAGAAGGTCCTTGGTTCGTTGCACAACAAACGGCTAAGATCACTTCAGCACAAGTATCGGTGACCTTTGTTAGCGGCACTGGAAATTTGGTTGGAGACCTTTATCTCCTAATTCCAGACAATACTGGGGTTCCAAACGTTCCCACTATGACGTTTATTGAGTCTTCAGCTGCGATCAACATTACGACCCTTCCGGTCACATTGTTGAATCCTGCTTTGACTACCTTGACATTCTCTGGGCTGAACACGTTAACCAGTGGAAATCAATACGCGGTTGTATTACGCTCGACTAATCCAGGCGGTTCGGATGTTCGTTCTAATTATAGGGTTTCAGGAACCTCTCCAGGAAATCTAACTGGACAAGTGTCCAAGAACTTTGGCGCAGATAACCTGTATCACCAAACAGATTCTTCTAACAATCCTCTGGTATATAGCGGCGATAAGCAAGTAATTGCTTCTGGCCTTCAAACCACGTTTACTGGTGAATATCCAATTGCCACTTATACGGGTTCAGTTTGGTCTGCACAATCAGATCCAACTACAGCTATTGAGTTAGATATTATTACGACTGGCTCCAACGGAGATTGGACTGAAGTTGGCGCTCCCAATATTTTCTCGAATCAAATCCGAATCGATAGAAGCTTGGTCGTCGGCGATATACTGACTTTCCGCATTGACTCAGGCGGCGGTTCCGCCGCAGGTGCAGCAGGACCAGAAGGACCAGCAGGACCAGCAGGACCATCGGGCGCAGGACCAGGCGGACCAGCACCCATATCTACGAAGATTTCAAATTACACCGTTCTAACCGGAGACTGTATTTTGAAGGCGGACTGTTCAAGCGGAGCAATACAATTCCTTCTGCCATCGGCATCTTCTATGGCTGGTCGGATATTCTACTTCACAAAAGTAGACGCTACATCGAATGCTATGACCATGCAAGCGGCAGGTATAGATACTATTAACGGACTTAGCTCTCAAACCACAAGCATTCAGTATGATAGTTTCATGCTTGTATCTGACGGCACCACTTGGTCAATGCTGTAGGAAATTGAAATGAGCAATATTAAAACAATATCAGACGTAATTTTCGTAAAAGACATCAACATTGGCGGAACTGGAAGCGGCGCAGGCGGCAACCTTCTTTCGTCGGCTTCTGGATCGACACTTGTTGGTGATAGTAACACTTACTCTGGATTTACTCCTGCTGCTGCAACTGTTAAAGGCGCACTGTCTGGTATCTCAACTTCACTGAATTTGAAGATGACTACCAACTTCAGCAATGCTTCTGGTATTCTTTCAGCTGCAAATGGTGGAACTGGCGCTAGTTCACTGGCAGCCGCTATCGCCGCACTGTCACCCTTAAGCACAAAAGGCGACCTATGGGGATTCTCGACACTTAATGCCCGTGTACCAGTCGGAACAAACGGCCAAGTCCTCACATCAGATTCGACTAATGCGCTTGGCGTAAGCTGGGCTGCACCCGTTGGAACCGTGTCTAGCGTAGATGCTAGCGTACCTCCTTTTATGTCTGTTACTGGAGGACCGATCACGTCTTCTGGAACTTTGGCTTTCAGTTTCATATCACAAGCTCCAAATGTTTTCTTTGCGTCTCCAGACGGCACTTCGGGCGCTCCTGGATTTAGAGCAATCGTCGCAGCTGATATTCCTGTATTGAACCAAAATACTACTGGATCTGCTGCAACTTTGAGCGGAATCGTTGCCACTGCTAACGGTGGAACTGGAATATCTGGCACGGCAGCCGATGCTTTTAATGCTCTGTCTCCTATGACCACCACTGGAGATATGATATACGAACTTTCTCCTGGCGTTTCTGCTGCATTACCCATCGGAACAACTGGTCAAATATTGACAGTTGTCGGTGGTTTACCGGCTTGGATGACATCTAGCGCTGGAACTGTATCTAATTTTGTTTTCACTAATGGTGGTGGTTTTACTGGTATTGTCACAAGCCCTACGACTACTCCGACCTTATCATTGACTGGCACTCTGTCTGGTGACGTAACTGGTCCATTGACTGCGACCGTGTTTTCGGCTATTACGAATTCAACGCTGACTACGCTGTCTGCTTTGAGTCTACCATATGGTCAGATCACTGGAGCGCCTGCAGCAATCACCGCATTGACTGGTGATGGAACTGCGACTGGTCCTGGATCTGTAGCGTTTACATTGGCCACAGTTGCCACGGGCGCTACAACTGGATCGTCTACTGCGATTCCCGTAATTACATTCAATAATAAAGGTTTAGTAACCGCTGTCACTACTGCTTCTGTAATAGCTCCTGCTGGCACTTTGAGCGGCACAACTTTAAACGCCACGGTTGTGACTTCAAGTTTAACTACTGTTGGAACAATCGGCACCGGAACATGGGCTGGAACAGCGATTGCTGCAAATCACGGCGGTACAGGACAGACCGTATACGCTGTTGGCGACACTTTATTCGCAAGCTCGACATCTGCTTTGTCCAAACTTACGATTGGGAGTACTGGTCAAGTATTGACTGTCGCTGGTGGTGTTCCAACATGGGCCACACCTACTTCTGGATCTGTAAGCAACTTTGTTTTCACTAATGGTGGTGGTTTTACCGGCACGGTAACAACTCCCACTACGACTCCAACTCTGTCATTGGTTGGTACTTTGACTGGTGATATCACCGGATCATTGACTGCTACAGTTTTATCAGCCACTTCAAATACGACATTGACTTCTTTAGCTAATCTAGTAACTGTCGGAACAATCGGAACTGGCGTATGGGCCGGAACAGCGATTGCTGCAATACATGGTGGAACTGGACAGACAACGTATGCTGTAGGCGATACGCTATATGCAAGTTCGACTACTGCTTTATCCAAATTAACTATCGGCTCTACCAATCAGGTGTTAACTGTAATTGGTGGCGTACCAACATGGCAAACGCCTGCTTCTGGTGGTTCAGTAACAAACTTCGTTTTCACTAATGGTGGCGGATTTACTGGTACAGTTACTACTTCCACGACAACTCCGACTTTATCGTTAGTTGGTACCCTGACTGGCGATATTACTGGATCGCTAACAGCGACAGTTTTGTCTGCTACCACGAATGCTACTCTGACAACTTTGTCAGGGCTCACTACGGCATCAGCCTTAGCAAGCGTTGGGACCATCACTGCTGGAACATGGAATGCTACGACCATAGCAATTGCTCACGGTGGAACAGGACAAACAACTGCAGCAGCTGCGTTTAATGCTTTGTCTCCTATGACTACGACTGGTGATTTGGAATATGAATCAGCCACAAACGTTGCTTCTCGCCTACCTATCGGAACGACTGGTCAAGTACTGACTGTTGTTGCCGGTTTACCTGCATGGTCCACGCTTTCTGGATCTGGCACGGTTACAAACTTTGTTTTCACAAACGGCGGTGGATTTACTGGTACCGTCACTTCGCCTACCACGACTCCAACGTTATCGTTAGTTGGTACTTTGACTGGTGATATCACTGGGTCATTGACTGCCACGGTTTTGTCCGCGACTACAAATTCTACTCTGACCACACTGTCAGGACTCACGACTGCATCGTCCTTAGCTTCGGTTGGAACTATCACCACTGGAACATGGAATGCTACGACTATAGCAATCAATCATGGTGGTACGGGTCAGACGACTGCAGCAGCCGCATTTAATGCATTGGCTCCAGCAACCGCCCTTGGTGGATTGATAGTTGGATCTGGTACAAATACATATGCTAACTTAGCAATAGGAACCACTGGTCAAGTATTGACAGTTGTTGGCGGTACCGCTGCGTGGGCAACCGCGACTACTGGCGCAAACACCGCATTATCAAATCTTGCTTCTGTAGCTATAAACACTGGTTTGGTTTTTGGAGCCGCCGTCGCTGGCCAATTATCAACGGCGAACAGTGGTACATTTAGTCAAGACTTGAATATAAACACAGGAACCGCAGCAAGTATTGGTTCTGGTGCGGTAGTAATTAATACCGGAAACAGTACTGGTAGCGCCAATTCAGGTGTTATTCAGGCCATAACAGGAACTTCGGTAAATGGTCCATCTGGCGCAGTAACAATTGCTTCTGGAAATACTAGTGGTACTGGTAATTCTGGAAACGTAAGTTTAACCGTTGGTTCATCTTCTGGTGGAACACAGGGTACTTTTAAATTCCTTAAAACTGGAGTCGCTTCAGTTGTCGGACAAGTCTGGACAGCAAGCGCAACTGATGGAACTGGATATTGGGCAACTGGTGGTAGCGGCGCAAATACCGCTCTGTCTAACTTAGCTTCAACCGCTGTTAATGCCAACATCGTTCCTGCATCAAACAACGCTATTACTCTGGGTACAGCAGGCAGTATACAATTCCTTGCAGCTTCTGCTTTGAGATATTGGTCATTCTTTAGTCCAGACGTTTTATTGATGGGTCTGTTGACTAGCGCAGGTAACGGACTTAGCGTTACAGGTATGGGTATCGCTCAGGTCGGTATCGCAAACTTCGCTTTGGCGCAAGATCCTTTGTGGTTTGTTACAACTAACGACGCTACAGCAAATGCTATCGCTACTGCTGACATACAGGTCGTTACTGGAAATAAAACTGCTGGAACAGGTAACTCTGGACAGGTCGCAATTTCTACTGGTTCGTCTGCTGGCGGAAACACTGGCAATATCGGTCTTACGGCTGGAAATACTGGTGGATCAGGCACTGCCGGTACAATCAATATAAATTCAGGCACTAACACCGGATCTGGTGCAAATGGTGCTATCAATATTACCAGTGGTGGTGGCAGTAGTACCACAGTGGCTGGTGGTGCAATCAACCTATTTACTCAAGGAAATATAGCTGGTTCTATCAGCATCACTACAAATAATGGTAACTCTGCCACACATGGTGGAGATATTAGTCTGGTTTGCGGCGGTCAAAGTTTCTCTGGCAGTGACGGCGGAAACATATCTATTTATGCAGGCCAAGCTTTATTGGGCGCGAGTGGCACAAATGGTGGATCTACCAATATTCAGTCCGGTGCTGTCAACGCTTCAAGTGGCAGCGGCAGATCTGGAGTGCTCACGCTTCAAGGTAGAGGCAATAATAGTTCTACTCCTGGCGCTTGGCCTGGTATTGTCGTTGATGGTAATACTACACATCCAGCATCAGTTCTAATTCAGGCCGGTGAACAAAATAATTCTACCGCGAACGGTCCTGGCGGAAACATAGTTGTACAGGGTGGTTGGACAGGAAGTACGGTAGCTGGAAGTAACGGCGGAAACGTTTATATCGCTGGTGGTTACGTAGGTAACATGACTGGCGCTCTTGGTAATGCCGGAACAGTCAACATATTGGGTGGTTGGCAAACCAGTGCCTCTAGTACTGGCGGCGGCGGCGCTGTAAATATCAGTGGCGGCGGTGTTGCGGGCGGTTCTACAACGGGATCTGGCGGCGCAATCAATATTTCTACTGCTGCTCTTACTACCACAAATGTAGGCAATACAGGCTCTATCAATTTAACGACTGGTAATACGGGCAGTACTGGCGCAGGCAACTCTGGAGACATCGTCTTAACTACTGGTACTAGTACTGGTGGAACACATGGCGTTTTCAAATTCCTTAAGAGTGGAATAGCGGCAGTTGTCGGACAAGTTTGGGTTGCCTCGGCAACGGATGGAACTGGATATTGGGCAACTGACCCAGCTTTATCAACTCCAACTTTTACCGGAGACGTAAACGTATCGACTGGTAATTTACTTATCAGCACACTTGGTAAAGGTCTTCAAATTAAGACTGGAACCAATTCTAAACTCGGAACGGCTGTTTTGGCTGCTGGAACTGTAACTGTAGCAAATACTTCCGTAACAGCTAACAGCCAAATTTTCCTGACTTCTCAAGTAAACGGCGGCACTCCTGGATTTTTAAGGATTGGCGCTAAAACTGCTGGAACCAGTTTTGTGATCACAAGCTCTAGCGGTACAGATACCAGCACAGTGGCTTGGATTATTGTTGAGATTATCCCGTAACGATCATGATATAAAGACTTAGAGGAATAAAAATGGGACCAACAGAATTCGACATCAGGCAATCAGTATTACGCTCAGCATTAAATATGGCAGGAACTGCCGTTAATGCTCAGGTTGATTCTATCCTGATCGCTACAGATCCTTTGATCGGTAAATTATTTGAAGACAGAAATCTTACGCTCGACAACGGCGGCATCATTGCTTTATCCGCTGCTGGAAACAGTGTAACATTCACATCTGCGTTAACTTTACAGGTTAACTCGCAAATTGCTGGCGGAGCACCTACCTTAATTAGTCTTGGCTCGTCCACAGCCGCCTTTACTGCAAATTTGAACATGCTTTATGCGGTAATTAATCGCACTCTTGGAACTGCCGTTGTAACCGCTGACGCTGCTGCGCTTCCAGTCGTAAATAATGCAAATCAAGAAGTGGTTCTAATCGCAAAACGGGTAGATTCTACGGACGGCACTAAACGGATTTATTTCCGCAATGGTCAAGCTTTATCTGCTGGTCAGTCTTCGCGTCTTGGCGGAGTTGGAACAGTATACGCAAGCGAATTTTCTATCGTTGACGCTACGGATACGACCAAAAAGATTGTTTTCCAGGCATCTGGATCTACTACTGCTACCAGCACAACGCTTTTCTTTTCTCAAACGGCAAATCGCGTTATCACATTCCCAG